CAAGAGGCCGAAAGCCGAGCGGCCCTTGCTGCCCGCGAAGCGGAGCGTCTGGCCAATGAGGCGAGCGCTGCGGAAGAGCAGGCCCGCGCCAAGTCTGCGGACCTTGGCCGGACTCGCTCCGCTACCGGAACGCTCGGCTCGCTCAAGGACTCGTGGTCCTTCGAGATCACGGACATTGACATGGTGCGGGGCGCGCCCTTGTGGCCCTACATCACGCGAGCCGTGAAGGAACAGGCGATCCGAGCATGGCTCAAAGCCAACGCACCGGAGAACCTGTCTGAGAATGAGGATTGGCAACCTATGAAGGGCGTCCGATTCTTCAGGACCAGCAAGCTACAGGTGCGGCGATGACCAGCCATAGCAACGGCCTCGATGGCAGCGCCGTAAAACGCCGCACCTTCATTCTTGAAGAGCGCGGCGGCAACCGTAAGACCAGCATCAGCCTGGAAGACAGCTTCTACGAGGCCATGCGCAAGATCGCACAGGCACAGAACCGAACGATCCGCTCCCTTGTCAATGAGATCAATCGCGACCGCCTGGCACGGCACGAGCCTAACCTCTCGTCTGCCGTGCGGCTGTTCCTTCTCAACCACGTCCAGCAAGAGGCTAAGCATCATGGTCAGAGCAATCTGTAAACGAGTCGTCAGGGGAACCGGGCCGTGCCCGCACCCTGATACTTGCACGTGTTTCGATTGGGACATAGCGCAAGGAAAACTGCGCCGTCGCATGGCAGCACGCGGCGAGCTAAAGAAACCCGCCGCCTCTAATGCGCGCATCAGGCGCAACCGGGTGCGGATCGGCTTGCCTGAGTGTCAGGAGGGGTGATGACATACGACCACTGGAAAACAACCAACCCGGCCGATGAATTTCTCGGTCCAGAACCGGAGACTGATATGCCCAAGAGCAAACTACAACAATTGAGAGAGAACGCCACGTGGCAAGACTTCTGCCGCGTGCAAAGCCGGCTGGACGTCCTGGTCGATGGACTGCGCCGAATGGGCGAGAACGACATGGGCTTGCTCACCGCTGCGCTCGCCGGCAAATTTCACCGGGCAACCGCCATGCTCACTGATGTTAACGACTGCCTACAGCGAGCCATCGCTGAGGGCGAACAGAGGGTGCAGCAATGAAACCCGCTGTGATCTTGCCCAAAGGCCGCGCGGCACAGAAGCCGCCGCACAGTGCGCCCTGCAACAACTGCGGCATCTGTTGCGAGGCGACGCTCTGCCCGCTTGGCGCGTTCCTATTCAAGCGCCAGCTCGGGCCGTGCCCTGCTCTTGGCTATGACACTGAGGGCAAATCCTACTGCGGGCTCGTGGCCAAGCCGATGGATTACGGCCGGCGTCAGGTGCTCACACATGGACACAACAAGGTGGTCGACGCCGCCTTGCATCTGATCGGCGCGTCCGATTGCCCCGGCTGTGACTGCCGGATCAATGGCGAGCCGACCAACCACGACTTTCACTCCAAGCTGCGGGAGATCGGCCGCAAGACGGAGGGGATCACAAGGCGCGCTCGGCGCGTATGGGGGCTGTGATGAACGGACACCTCAAACGCTTCGAACGCGCGAAGCCGGTCCTTGAAGACTTCACCGCGTTCATGAACCGGCAAATCTCTCGCGGTGTGCCGCCTCAGACTGCGGCTGCGGCCTATGATCGTCTGATCTCAGAAGAAATATGGAAGAATGACGAGTATCAAGTGAACATCAACAAGAACTCGGAGCACCGATTCAGCGACGACACCGTAGTGTGGCACTTGTCAATCAAGCGGATCGACAAAAAGCCGATCCACGACTGGCGTGATCTGCAAGCGATCAAGACTGCGCTTGTCGGTCCCGAGTTCGAGGCCATTGAACTTTACCCGGCCCGAAAGCCGAGTGATGGATGTGGCCAATCAGTTTCACCTCTATGTCCTGCTTACCCCCCATCGGGACGGATGGGCACCGATACCGATCCCGGTAGGCTCGTTTGATCCGCGCGAGGTGAGCGGCCCCAAGGAAGCGAAGGCAATCGGTGCCAAGCAACGCGCGTTAGGCCGTTAGACTAATGGGACCGCGACTGCTCCCCAGCGAATCGCGGTCCCTGTCACCCTCCCCGATCGGGGCGAGGCTAATCGAAACCCCAACCTATGGAGCATGACGTGAGCAAGATACCTGACCTTGGCGGTCCGCTCTACCCCCAGCTCGGACCCGGTGTTGAAAAGTACCGCAGGCTCGCCCGCAAGGGACTGGCCAAGATGGCACGCGAGGATCGCTATGCGTACGGCGAGGCCGTTGAGCTGGCGATCCTGTCTCTACAGCGGCGAGAGCTGGACCGTGAGACGAAAACGCCGGACCGGCGCAACGAGCCGCTAGGCGATGCCCGACTGAAGATGCTGCGCAATCAATTGCTCGCTTGGCCCGACCAGGAACGCCGCGCCCGCTCGGAAGTCGAATGGAAATCCATGTACGATGCCGCAATGGCTGAGAAGCGGAAGGCAGCCGAAGCCAAGCCGGTTGCCAGGCGCAAGCGCTCTTGGACTGCCAAGAAAGCCGCTTGGTGCGCTGGCCAAGCCCTCAAGAGGGCCTAGCCCCTACCTGCCCCCTTGGCTTCCCCTGCCAAGGGGCTTTCCCTTGCCCCCCCTCCCCTTCCTGCCCCCCTGGCCTTTGCCTTGGCCCCTGGCCCTCCCCTGGCCCCCAATGGCACCCTAGCAGCCAGCCTAGTGGGCTTGGATTCCTCCCCCTCCCCTATGTCCTAGACTGCCCTCCCCTATGGCCCGCCCATGGCCTCCCCAATGGCCTGGCAAGGCCATACCTCAATAGGTTGTATTGGGAAATATATACCTTACGAGTTGCGTATCGCGTACTCTGCGGCGGCATCCCGCGTTGCGTCGCACTCGCGTCGAATGCGTTGCGCCAACTCGCGCGAAACCGGAATCCCGGCGATTGTCGGAACCGGATCGCTTCCCCACTCGCGTTGAATTTCTGCCAGCCGGCGGCCCATCGCCTCACCCGCCCGCTCGGACATCCTTGCGCTGGCTTCCGCTCTCTCAGCATTCAGCCGCGCCTTGAGGCGTTCCCCAAGATCAGCCAGCAGCCCACCGATCCGCTGCCGCTCAGCCACGCTTTGTTCCGGCTCGAACTTCTCGCCGTCCAGCACGCGCGAGATCGACGCCACCTCCGTCAGCCACGGGTCCAGGTAGCCCTTCGCCAGCACCCGGAGCTGCACCGTGGACGGCGGGAAGTCATGCCTGATCCCAGGTGCATCGCCCCGGCGGATCGCATTGCACGCCAGCACCACGGCCCATGTCGGGATCGCCGGCTCGTCACCAATGCGCCCCAGCTCTTGCAGATAGGTCGCTACCACGTCGCGTGCGCTCTCATTGGGCCGAATGGCGTTCCGGTAGCTCTTGAGCATCGCCGTGATGTGCAGCGCGATCTGCTTCCTGTCATGCTCCTTGAGCGAGGCAGACAGCTTGCGCATTCGCGCAGCAAGCCGAGCCCGCCCCTGTTCCGTGGGCATGTTGATCATGCGCAGCTTGCCAAGCGGAGTCGAAACCGCGCCCGACTGATACAGGCGCAGCAAGCCGTCCACGTCCGAGTCATGAACCGGGACGCTGACCAGCTTTTCTTCCGTGGCAACCAACTCATTCATCAAATGTCACCTTGCGGATGTTCGTGCAGAGGCCGTCAACCACTGCCAACCAAATCCCTCTAGGCCAGCATTGCTTGATCAGCATTCCGGCCGCGAGCCCAAGCGCCGCGATGAAGTGCTGCGGATTACGATCGTGCGCCAGCTTGACGATCGAGACTGCCATCTGCCTTACCTCGTCCTCCATCTTGACAGCGGCCTCTTCCTTCTTGGACATATTGCATAATCCTTACAATTTCAAGACGGCTGCGGCTCTTTCAAGATCGCGGCGACTTCTGCGGTCAGGCATTGGGCGTGATTGTAAATCGCCTCAGCCAGCTCGTCCTTGTTCCGTGTTCTCTGCGTCAACAATCGCGCAATCAGAAGCATCATCGTGAGCCCAGCATCACCAGGCCGCAAATCCTGCGACTCGAACCAGTTCGCCAGCGCGGCTGCGATCTTGCCGTACTCCTCGCTTGTCAACGGTTCTCCGCTCATATCAACCTCTCGCCCGCGCTGCGCGTCCTGTAGTCCTCAGCGCAAGCCTCTAGGATCGCGATCTCGTAAGCGGCCTCCGATGGCGTCATCCGGCCCTGCTCGACCCAACGCGGGTACACGCGCTTGCGCAGCTTGACCTCGCGCTCGATCGCCGTGAGCTTCTGAATCTCCGTGTACGCCATTGCTCAGCTCCCTTTCGATGTCCTGCAACGTCGCCTGCTGCTCCGCGCGAGGATCGCTGAAATACTCTGCGCTCCAACGTTCGTTGTTGAGCCAGGTTGCCATCATGGGCACGAAGCGTGGATCAGGACGCGATCGGGCGAACCGCTGACAGCCTTGTATCATCGTTTCTGGGTCGACCCCACGCTTGGCCATGCGCTCGAAACTGTGCTTACCTTCCGCCTTTGGATTGGCCCCGACCCGTACCGGGTAGATCACACAGAACCGCTCCCATTGTTCTTCGAGCTTCGGAACATCGACGGCCGGCGCGAGCGCTCGTATCTCGGCCGCCAAATCCTTCAACGAAAGCCCGAATAGACCACCATCGTACTGTTCAACAAATTGCGCCGCTCGCTCAATGCCGGCATCAAAATCACGGACTGGCCGAATCCTATTCTTCTGCACCATCGATCAGCCCTCCGGTTGAATGCGAAACTCGACTCCGGCCGCGCGCAGATGCGCTTTTGAAAGATCATCCGCAGTGCCATTTTCCTCACGCGGTATCCAGCTTCCACGAATGTTCGTGAACTGCTTCAGCTTCTCTTTGACCACGCGCGCAATCTCCGCGTAGTAGCCGCCACGGATTTTCCACGTCCCGAAGCATTGCTGGATCACCATATTAGAATCGCCGAACACCGCGATCGGCTCGCCCGTCAGCCCATTCGTGATGAACCAATCCAGGATGAGGTCCAGCGCGCTATACTCCGCCACGTTGTTAGTTACTTCCGGCGATGCCGTGATCGATCCAGAATCCTCATAGATTTTGTCGGCACCACGATAGATGACCACACCAAAGCCGCCAGTCCCACCTGGATTGCAAGGCTCGCAGCATCCATCGAAGAAACATCGATAGCCAACGCTCTCCGAGTACCGGAGTAAAGCTAAATCCTTGCGAGCTTTTGGACGACGAAACCGTTTACTCACTTGGCACCCCCATTGCACTTCGCGCGCGGATTCCAGAGCCTAAAGTCTCTCAACAGAAGTGGCCTTCAGAGAAGAGTTGTTTCTCTTCCTTCGGACCAAGAAACTAACAAAGAAAAACACAACAAGACAAACGTCTGCCCAGATGGGCGCAACCGATCGGGGCCACAACCTTTGTGGACATGCCGACCGCGCGAGTAGCAGCTCGACCGGGTTCTGCCCGATCAAGCCCACGTCTTTATCAGGACGCTATCGGCGAGGCATCCCTCGCTCTCGGGGCGCACCCCATGCAGAATTTGCTGCCACGAACTGCATTCTCTCGTGGTGTCACCACAGTCCCCTACGCCCACATGGACCGCTTAACCATGCCGAGCCCGAGGTGCGGGTGCTTTCCTGTTTTACCGCCAGCGATCACGCTCGCAGACGGACCCCCGTCCAAGGGGAACGTGTTGCTCAAGAAATGCTGATTGAGGGAATTTCGCTGGGGGTTGAACTGACGACGAGCCTGGGCTATTTATGGCTCGTTATCGGTTCTGGTCCTTGGCAGGAAATCACCAGAATCAGGCCCGGAGCGTTTCAGCGCTGCCGGGCCATTCTTTTTACGCCTGAGTCTTTGCCGAGCGCAACCTCATCTGGCTACCGAACCGACAATCGGGCCAGTCTCGGCAGTCTTGGTCCCGGCGCTTGATGAAGCGGTAGCAGTTCACGCACCAGCGCGCGCCCCACTTGGGGCGGCATTTGATCTTCTTCGGGCGAGCAGACCTCACCACAGCCACCAAAGCACCAAAGCGAAGAGCACCGCATAGAAGGCCAGCACCGAGCCCGTGATGAACCTTCGCCCGGCCGTGCACCTGTCTATCACCACGATGTTGCGGCCATAGCGCAGCCCGCAGACCTCGGGATGAGGGCACGGCTGACGCGTCCAGGGACAAATCGCCACAGGCGCGAAGTTACACTCGATCACGGTCCCCATGATGCTTCCACCAGTGATCCTCAAGCCACCCGACCGCCAGCAGGATGACAATAAACGCAAGCCCCATCAAGGCCGTGACGCAAAAACCGTACCCGAATGCTCCTAAGAGCGCGCTGATCTGAAACTCGTCCATCCGCCATCATTGGCGCGAATCACCGCCAGATCACAATGTCGCGACTGTGGACAAGGACGATTTAGGCCGCCTGTGACTCAGACGACACAGCCGACGTCCAACACTCGATGATCAGACGAGCCGCGCCGTAGTAGCGCTCGGCCATGCCGTTCTGTTGTACCTCCGACCACGTGAGCCAACCAGGACTGCAAACGCTGTCACGAGGAACGCGATTGTGATGATACAGCAGCTCCGCGACTTCGGCCTCGCTCGGCAGGTTGATCCCGCCGGGGAAGTCCCGGTCCATCGCCGCCTTGGTCCATTCGTGGATTTTCATCGACGCACCTCTGTGGTAATGGAGGGGGCCGGGCTTGATGGCGGACCTCGTGCATGGAAATGCGGCGGACCATGCACGGATCACTCCCGGCCCCCAGCGATCGGGGTTTGAGGAGGCCACTCCGATCCCGATCGCCCTCCCCATATAGCAATGTCGTTGGGAAAATAAACCGTAGCCTAGTGTTGGTCCCGCTTGGCCTTGATCTCACGCAATTCTTGGCGATAGCGCTGGCGAGCCGCCTTCTGATTCTTGCGGGCGTTTGCCGCAGAGCACTTTTCCGAACAGGTCTTGCGGTTCTTGCTGGCGACGAACTCAGAGCCGCATTCGACACATCGCTTCATGGGCTCAATGCTGGACAAAGGCGACATTCTTCTTTGTCGACCAACAGGCGGCACAGGTCGCGCAACTTTCAGTTCTGCCCAACTGCACCGGACAGATGAAGGCGTTTGCCGGCCGCTGCATCGGGTGCTCGATCGTCACCGTCGCTCGCGCTGGCATCGGAGCATTGGAAAACCGGATCGCAAACCGCGCCCATCGGTTCACCGAGATAGACATCAACGCGCTCGCGATCTCATCCCCCCATCGAGCGGTGTAGCCGTACACGTGCAGCGCTGGCACCTGGTCGAGCAGCGCTTCCCACAGGTGCACGTACCGTACTGAGAAGAAATCCCCGAGGATGTGTAGGCGAACCACGAATCCGTTCGGGTGTCGCCGGCCGAGTTCCACCACCTCCCGCGCGAGCTTCCACTCGAACTCAGGCGCACGGTGATCGTGTCGGTGTGCCCAATTCATTTGATTCCCGTAGCAGCTACGAATATGCCGACAGGACACCGGACACGTCACCCGCTCTTCCAGCGTCAGGCAGTAGACGGGAAATCCGGCCCACTTCCCCTTCAAGACTTTTCCACCGATCTTTTTCTGGTGCTCGCCGCTCTTGAGCATCGTCACGTTGGTGAGATCGCGAACGACGGTGTGCGGGTAGAGCGTTCGCATCTCTGCTAATGCCGGATTGTTGATCGCCGGCATTTTGGCCAGCCGGTTGTCCACGGGCTCTTCCGCAAACCTGGAACGGGTTTTGCGGCCCTTCGCGGAATCTGCCTTGCCTGAGATGATGGAGCGGATGGTCCCATAGCTGCACGCAATACCGCGCTCAACTAACAGCTCATGCACCCGCGTGACGTTGCGGTGCTCATCGTACAGCCCGCGCACCAGGTCGCGATCGATTCTCGGATACCGCCCCATCGAACTTACTAACCTCGTGGCCCCATGCCACCCATCGCGGGCGTCTCTGTCTCGCGAAGATGTCCGCGCGCATCGCACCCGGCATCAACGCTTCCGCCCATGCGTAGGCTTCGTCAGGCTTGCGTGAGTGTTCCCGAACAGGGCCTTCAATAATCGAGCGGCATACCCGCGTCGTCCGTGGTTTCCCTACCGTGCCAATCAGGAAGGGCTCGCCGGCACAGCGCAGCAGGTAGCCGGTTCCAAACGAGAGCTTGCCGCTGTCAGTGTGCTTGACCCAATGGCCCGCCGTCTTGAACTTGATCGACCATGCGTCCAGCGCCTCGAACGCCTGCGGCAACATAGGATTCGTCGCCCACAGCATGACCACGGCGTCAGGCCGCAGCAGATCACCGATCGGCAGCGCCTTGATCTCCGCAAGCGACATGCAGGCGTATTGGGCTTGCGCGGCCTTTGCCTCACCCTTCGGGGAGTGCAGCGCAAAGGTCCAGGGAGCGTCAATCATCGCAAAATCGAAGCCGAACATCGGCAGCTTGCCGAAGGGCCATGTCATCTGCGAGATGGCCGCGCACATTCCTCACACTTTTCCCATCCCTTAAAATTGTAGAGGAACCCGCAATGTGGGCAAGGCATAGATGGATGGTCATGCCGTTCTTTCGGCTCTGCCATCTGATCGATCACGAACTTGATCTGCCGCGCGATCCTGGGATCAGAGATTGGCTTCAAGTTGCTTTGGGGCATTCAATAGGTTCCTTGGAATGATGCCGCGCCGATGGAGTTCGTTGACTGCATCATCGAGCGATCTGACAAGAAGATATTCTGCGCCGGCTATGTGAGCATCCGCCTCGAAGTCGCACTGGCTTTCGCTTTGTGCGCCTTCACTGGTTTTGAGTTCAAGCAGCAGCGGCTTGATGCCTGGCATCAGGAAGCAAAGATCAGCGGCTCCCTTGCGCAGCCCCATGCGGTATTGCTGGACCCGCTCGCCTGTCGAAGCTCTGCGCTGATTGGGGATCGAGAACCAGAGGCAATGGGGATGGGCGAACCGGCGAAGCACGTCAACGAGAGCGATCTGCGTCTGTGTTTCGTCCGGTTCCCAAGCCTTCAATCGGAAGGGCTTCCCCATTGCCGTTGTCTCACGCAGCCGCGCCCGCTCGGTGCTCGTCAAGAGACGACACATTTGCAGCCGACCCACCTTCGTCGCCTGCTTCCTGTCCTTCGTCGCTTGCCTCTTCTGTGCGGCCTAACTGGAACTCGGGAGCCTGCTTGCGGATGTACCCCTCGAAGTCCAGATGCGCAGGCCCCAGGTACGTCATGAAGTCTCGGAAGTCCCTCGCCGCCTTGGCCGGATCGCGCTCCGCAGCAGTGAAAAAACGCTTGGCCAGCCGGAACGCCACCTTGTTGAGAAACTTGTTCCGGGCGGCCGTGTCGATGATCTCGCGCCCCTCAGCGGAGGCCGTCGCCGAGCGGTTCTCGCAGATCTTCACGTCACGATAGGTATCCTTGACCGCCTTGCCGCTGGCAACGCGCTCGACCTGATCGCCCTGCGTCGCGGCGTTCTCAGCCGCTTCCTTCAGCGCGTCCTTCGCCCCGAGCTTTTTACCGCGTGTCGTCGTCTTACCTGCTTTCCGTGGTGCCTTCGGCTTGGTCATGACGCATCCTCTTGTGTGTGAGAGAACACAACCGATACGCCCGATCGAGTCCGGCCGCAAGTCGGCAAAAGGAAATCGATCTTCCCTTCCTCCATTTTATGTGTGTCTCGCCCAATCGATGCCAAGCCTTCACCCGATCATCTGTTGTCTGCAGCTGCAACTGACCAAGCAGGAAGTCAATATCAGTGCATGGAGCGATGGCAAGCGACACAGCTTCCTCACTTTTATCTAAGCCAAAGTATTATGCTGCCGACGATCACTGTGAGCATTCCCAAAATGATCACCACCGCTGCGAGTTCAGGAGGCACGGCAAAGCGGTGCATGGCTTCCTCTCCTAGACGGTTTCAGTTGTGGCGTCGCGGATCATATCGATACGCTCGATCGCTATACCACCAAGCTCTGTCCAAAACGCCTCAGTCGGCATTCCCTGACGCTGGAGACGCTTGAACGCCTCGCTGATCGCTTCGCCGACCTTGAGTTTTTGGTGATATGTTGATGCCGGTATCATCGTGGTTCCCTCGTTCTAATGTGCGTTGAGCCTATTAACGCTTTCTCGGATCGCCGCAACGATTTGTCCAAACCCCTCAGTATGAGGGCCGGTCCCAAATTCTCGCAAGCCATCTTCAAAAACTTCAGCCAATACGCCGGCCTCCATTAGCGTGAAGCCGTGAAGCTTTTTGCCGAGCTTGATGACGAGTGCGCGTTCGCCGTCCTCAGATCGGCCGGCATGTATCTGCACATCAGTTCCGCGTTTCGCCTTCATGTACGCCAGCATGAAGATGCGAGCGCGGTCACAGGGATTAGCCGGGGCTTGCAGGACTGGCATCGTTCCCTCGTTCTTTGCCTCAATTTATCTAAACTGGCGACGGCCCGTCTCGGCGGCTTATCGGAATGCCTAGGGCAAGGGTGCCTACTACATCCGCGGAATGCCTAGCAGTAGACTTCGGCCGGTGGTCACCTGTTGCGTTCCGGTCTTGCGGACCTCCCCACACTCAGGCGGAGAATTCTCCCCACGGGTTACCCCTTCCACCTTGGCTTACTCGACCGCGAGCGAGAACGGTCCAGGGCATTCACCGTCATAATCTGTTTGGTTCCCTATCCTGTTGCCTCGGTTGATCCAGACTCCGCCTTTTTCGCAAAGGTCTGGCAATGCTCAATGATGTGACCGCGTGACCAAATTTCACGTTTAGGTGCATAGTAGTCGTCGCTATTGATGTACGGCTCCAGCCAAGCAGGGACCGCGTCAGGTTGCCAACCACAATCTCCCGGCTTCAAAAAGCTGAGCGGTTGATATTGGCGAAAGTGCTGGCACTGGAAGCAAATCGGGTCCATGGCGTCATCTAGTCGTCCTGATCGTCAACGGAGGTGTCGATCGCGATGTGACATGGTTCACAGTACCAACCCATGTCCTCATCGTCCTCGACAAACTTCGCAGGCTTGCCGCAGCATGGGCAATTGACCATCTCGGTTTCCTCACTTATAGGGTTTTGCAATCTCTTTCAGACCTTCCCAGCCACAATCGCAGTCATGGCCGGTTCGATAGCGGCAGTCGTCTGTATGGCGACCATAGTGCAGCAACGATAACCAAAGACGTTTTACCTCATCCTGCTTCGCCCGCATGTTTGCACGTCGGGTTTTCCAACCCTTCATGGCGCCGTGGCCGCTCTTTCGTCGATCTGGTGCGGACGGAACCATCGTTCCTCACTTATCGACCTTCAATGGTCCAAACGTTTTGGCAAGAGGGCGACGGTTCATCTCGCGCCACTTAAACATCGCAAGAGAGCAATCCAACGCCTCGCTCGCCTTATCAACATCCGGCTCGACAGTATAACGGGGCGCGGCGCGATCGCACATTGCCGCGAACACGACTTGCGCAGCCTCTATGTCGCCATAGCGCAGCTTCGACCAAATGGACGTAAGAAATCCGGCCAGCGGATCGCGGGCCAAGAGGACGAACATTGGTTCGTCAGGCTCGGCCTTGTCGTAGCAGTCGAAGAAGCCCGGATTGTTTTTGGTACCCATCGTTCCTCACCTCTATTGCATCAACCGAGCCACACCTTCGGTGACCCGCGTTGGATGGATGTCAGCTTCGTGTTTGTCGCGGCACTCGCTTTTCTGACAGACATGGACGCTTTTCTTGCCGCCGGAATCTATCGCACAGTCCGAGCACGCCATGATGGTTAGCTCACCACAAACGGAGCACGGCTCTTTTATGTAGGGGCATTTGAAGGAGCCAAAGTGCGTGCCGCCGCAGTTCGGGCAGTTCTGGATGGTCATCGGTTCCCTCCTTCGAGGGTTTGGCGGCGAGTCCATAACTTTAGCCCTTGGGCGCCCAAGTCAGCCGTCTTTGGAGGCTGAACCAAATTTCGTTCCCTCATTCTACCGCTTGCGGTGAGCCACAACGAAGTCTTTGACTTCACCGGCATACCGAAACCATTCACCTCTGATCCGATATTGCGCGAACTTCTTATGTAGTGCTGCTTCCTTCGCGCGCGATCCTCGTATGAGCGCAACAAGCTTCAGCGGTTCATGGTGCGCAATCTGTAGATCGTTGATGCGCGAGACACCTTTTGCCGAGAAGCCAATCTTTACCGCGCCGCCCTTACGCGCCAGCAGAAAATAAACCTGCCCTGGTGCCTTAGCGCGTCTTATCTTGGGATGAATCGGAGCGGGTGCTGCATTTGCCTTCTCGGCCTTGAACGGTCCCTTCGATCTTCCCGATGGCCCGAATGCGCGTTGAGCTGTTGGCTTCGACCAGTACGGCCCCATGCGCTTGACTGCCTCTGCGGTACTTATGCGCTGGTCTAGCCAAATCATGCGGGCTTCTTCTTTGGGCATGCGCGCCTTGCGGATGGCTTCGGCGTGCGCCTCACCGCCCATCGAGCCGATAATCTCCGCACGGTCACCCATCGACAGCTCGCCATGAAGCATTGCGATGGCTCGATTGAGCATGCGGACGCCATGTCGGTCGCTGCGATCACCGGTACCCACGTCGTAAAGGACGGCGCCCTTCTCGGCGATTGCGTTCACCGCCGCCACGATTGTCTTGCGGCTATCGCCGAGCACGCGCAGGCCTCACCGTAGAATTTTGCATCGAGCTTCATTTGGTTCCTCCGGTTGACACGTTCATGAGCCAGACTTCAGCCGCACCAATTCGGCTTCCGCCTCTTCGGCCCGTTTGCGCCATGCCGCGCTCATCGTTTGTTCGGTTTGCAAAGCAATCCGCTCGTCGAGCGCACACGTACAGGGGCCGTCGCCTGGTGTGAGAGACGGACAACTTCTCGTGTGGCCTAATGGGCGGCAACACCGTTCGCGACCAGTGCTGCATTCCGCTGCCGAGCGCTTGTTAACGTCCCTTGCAGCCCCTTGGAAGCAAGCGCCCAAAGATAGCCAAGGTCCGTCGTCCATTCCGGTTCCTCACTTATCGATCGGATGGCCCCAACCTGGGATCATCCAGTGGCAGAAGCTCGGCCAAAGCGGCATGCCGTAGATTACACCTCGCCACGCCGGGCCTTGGTAGATATGCGCATGCGGGTTGATCAGCATCGTCGTTCCCTAGCCCTTTCTCGCCTTCGGGCCTTTCTTTCGGCCGCTGGCTTTGAAGTGATGCTTCGCAGTCGAGAGCGTCCAGCCTGGCATGCGCGAGATCGCCTCATTACGGGTGAGCGACTTGTCACGCCAGATTGCCCGTGCTTGAGCTTCAGACATTCGGAGCTTCCTGGCGGCGCGAGCCGCCGCCAAGCCGCCGAGCGATCCGATCTCGGCAGCTCGATCACCGAGCACCTTCTCACCTTTGAGCATTGCCAAGGCGCGCGACAACATTTCGATACCGTCTATATCGCTGCGCTGCCCCGTGCTCGCATCAACGATGATACCGCCGCGTTTCTTGATCTCGGCCGTGGCGTCAGAGATCTCCCGGTGACTACCGCCGAAGATTCTCAAGCCGCCGAACACCCCAATGATCTGACCCTTGCGTGTCGCTTTGGCAAGCGTCTGTAGGCTCTCAGCGCCTCGTCCTTCCCGGTATAATTGCCGAGCCAACAGACCAGCGGTCATGAGCTTGGCTTCCTGAACCCCGGCAGGGATCGACGGCCAATGACGCACGTAGCCGCGCGAGAACTGGTCAAATAGCGTTTTGGATTTTCCGGGCCGTTCCAGCATTGGGCCATATTTACGCTGCTTGACCTTACTCGTCAATGCGCGTACATAAGAAAAAACCGCCCGAGCGTGGAATGCGCCTGTCAGTGCACAGCAGGAAGCCGTTCGATACGGCTAGGGCGATCAAGCTCAAGAGGAAAGGCCCCGATGAAAGACGCCACTGCTACGATGGGCGCGGTGCTGCCCGATGATGTGAGCGGGCGCGATGCCGTGCATGTTGCGGTCGTATCGTGCGTTGCTGATGAGAAGTTGGCGGCTGGCCAAGATGTCGGGTTCCTAACCGGGGTAGCGCCAAACGGCGAGCGAATTGCGGGCAGTAAGCACGCCAACGAATTGATCGGGATCGTCGATCCGTTCTTGAAATCGCCGGTATGGCCGAATCAACGGTTCTGGCTATTCCTTTACCCGCGCACAATCACCAGCCTGCGGCATCAGTGGACGCACCCGGCCTTTCCAGAGGATGCCACGAACACGGCATATGCGCCGCCATCACAAAAACTGGAATCAGAACAGTGGCTCCGTGATTTTGTAAACCGATCGGATTGTCCCGATTATGAGACCACGCTCGCGCTTGCGGTCAATAACCATGAAGACGATTATCTACTCGTCTCCGGTTCGGATGCCCATGGCGAAATACCGGGAGAGTTCTGGCGCCACGTCGAGATCGTGACTGGCCGGAAAATCGAAAAACGGCCAACCTATTTCTCCTGTTCATGCTGAAACACAGACTTAGAATTGAGCCCGTAGCCCGGAAGCGATGGAGGAGTCTGCCATAAATGGAAATCAGAAAGTGGGATGGGAAAAGAATCGGCATGCCTGGATTCATTCGAGGAATCCCAATCGAACTCTACCATTCAGGCGATCTCTGCGTCGGCCCCTCAATCTCCTCAACCGGACTGCGCAAGATCTTTCTGAAAAGCCCCGCGCATTACTGGTGCACATCTCCCTACAACCCTGATCGCCTAGAGGACGACGACGAGACGGAAGCCTTAGTCATGGGCCGTGCCGTCCATCACCTCCTGTTCGGGCAGGCCGACTTTCAGAAGATCTTCGCGCTGCGCCCTGACACCATCAACGGTGAGACGTGGCACGGCAACAAGAACGTCTGCAAGAGCTGGCTCGCTGAGAAGAAGGCCAAGGGATTCACCGTGATCAGCCCGTCTCAGATGGACCACATCAAGGGCATGGCCAAGTCGCTCGCCGCCGACCCCGCCGTCCAGCGCGGTTCGCTCAATGGTGAGATCGAGATCACCATGGTGTGGCTCGATAAGGAAACCGGCGTATACGTGAAGGCCCGGCCGGATGCCATCCCCACGGATTCGCTGATCTTCAACGACCTCAAGACCACGCCTAGCGTCATGTGGCCTGACATCCAGCGCTCGATCAGAGACTATGCCTACTACATGCAGGCTGCGCTCGTAGCGGAGGGATGCACAGCGCTGCTCAGCACACAGATCGAATCTTTCTGGTTCACCTTCATCGAGAAGAAGCAACCCTACGCCATCGAGTTCGTGGCACTCAAGGATGCTGATCTGATACGCGGCATCCAAGCCAACCGCATCGCACTGCGCAAGTTTGCAGACTGCTACAAGGCCAAGAATTGGCCTGGACCACGCGGGGAGCGAGCGGAACCGAAGTTTATCGAATTGTCAGAATGGGATCAAAAGCGGATTGATGACCATATCAAATTCTCCAACGGAGGCTAATCCATGTCGAACGATCAAACCACCACGCAAGACCAAACACTTGTGGATGAGCAAGCCTTCCAAGAGACATTCAACCCAAAACCCGCACAACCGCTGACGCGGATGGATGATCCGATCCCCAAGCAGGACCGCGCCCGCTTCGGAGTTTCACGCGGCGAAGGGCTTCGTTTTGAGACATTTCGCGAAATGATGGATTTCGCCATGCTCATGAGCCAAGGTGGTGAAGACAACGTGACCGTGCCGGCCCACTGTCGCGGGCGACCATACGTCTGTCTTGGTATTTGCGAGCGCGCGTATCGATGGGACTTAGATCCTTATTTTTGTGCGGAACATTCTTACGTATCTGAGAAGAAGGATGGCACAAAAACACTGGCCTTTGATGCTTCGATTTTCATCGCCATCATCAATGCTCGCGCGCCGATCAAAGAGCGTGGTCTCAAGTTTCGCTACGAGGGAGAAGGCGACGATCGCGTGTGCATCGCCTATGCGACGTTCATCGGCGAGGCCAGTCCGACCGAGCATCGATCAAAACCGCTGAAGGACGCGAGACCTGCACAGCGAACCGGAAAGGATGGCGGAAAATACACGCCAGGAAGCCCGCTATGGCAAAAGAAACCGGACATGCAGCTCTCTTACGACACGGGTCGCGATTGGGGACGCAAGTACGTGCCGCAAATCCTCGCAGGCATCTACGACAAAGACGAACTCGATGAATACCGCGAGGCCATGCGCGAGGCGGACAAGCCCACTGAGGCCACGCCCAACTTCATGGCCCGCCTCCCTGGCCGGATCGAGGGCGAAGGCTTCCATCCCGATGCCGTCCAGAATGGCACAGCGAGCCCGGTGAAGGGCCGTACACGGAAGAGCTCTAAGGGTAAGGGGGATGATCAGCCAGCGAGCGAGGCGGCTAATGCGGCCAGCGGCGGGGCCAAGGAAGCTGAAACGCGGCCGGAACCCAAAACCCCCGATCCGGCCGCCGTTCCAGGTACGCAGACGCAACAAACGCAACAAGTACCAACCACCGCAGACGCACCATCACCTGAGTCGGCGGCAACCGTTGGGCCACAACCGGGCAAGATAGCGACGTTCGAGGGCAAAACCGTCGAGGAATACCGCGCTCACCTCATTGCGTGGCTTAAGGACGCCAAGACGGTCGGCATGGTATCCGCCCGCTATGCCCTTGAGGACGACATCCGCAAGACCCTCAAGATGATCCCGAAGGAAAAGCGCGTCCTGCAACAGATCGCGGACGACCGGATCGCGGAGCTGTCGTCGTAACGTTGAAATGTCTGGTGAAATCAGAACTTCGCCAGTATGCAGCCGTTGTGGGATCAGACCGCCAGCCAAGCGAACCGTACTCTACAACGGCCTGCTCTCCCGTCAATGGAAACTCTGCCGTGAGTGTCTGACGGTCTCTCGGCGGGAAGCCAACCGAAGGGCTTGGCGCACCCGCAAACGAATGAAAGCCGCGCGGCATGGACAACCCTTCGACTATTGAGGCAACGGAATGATGCTCCGTCAACGTCAGCCGCGCGAGCGTGATCCGCAGCACCTAACGTTCATCAGGTCGCTGCCGTGCGTCATCTGCGGATCGGTTGACGACCAGATCCATGCGGCTCACATCCGCGCAGCAGCCATCCGCTATGGCAAGCGTCAGACCGGCATGGGGGAGAAGCCAGACGATCGCTGGACACTCCCGCTATGTGCCGCGCACCATGTCTTCGGCCGCGACGCCGTTCACAAGGATGGCGACGAAGTGCGCTGGTTCCATGAACATGGCATCAACCCGTTTGTCACCGCGCTCGCTCTATTCGGTGCCACAGGAAAGGAGGACGAAGCACGGACCATCATCCAACTTGCAAGTCTCTCTGACCCACGAGGACAGAGGCCATGACGGAAGACCCGTTAGACGATTTTAAGCGCATCATCAACGACAGTCAGGAGCAGAACATGGAGCTAACCAAACGACGATTCGGCACCGAGCCCCGACGCGACCCGGCAGACGCCCCGTCGATCGTGCCTGCACCGCACCATCCCGATCTCGCGGCTCTGGAACGTGCTGTGATGACCCCTCAAAAGTCGGCCGGCACAAGCGAGCCCGACCGCCCCCCGGAGGTCTACAGCACGCCAGCCATAGCCATTACGGCCGCAGCCGGCATCGCCCAGCTCAGTCAGGGATTCGCCGCCCAGGCGGAAGCAATGCTCGACGAGCTGCGCCAGCGTGCGACCAACCTGAAGAATGACCTGGACCAAGAGATCCGCGACGTCGAGGCCGAAACGCGCGACATGCTCAAGAAGCTCGCCGTCCTAAGTGAGCAGCAGCAACAGAGCGTGATCGAGTTCGCCAAGAGTCTCTCAGACGCGCGCAAGCACATGAAGAGCGCGACTGACCGGATCACCAAGATGTCAAGAGCGAGGTAAGGGAGCGAACTGGAGCCGGCCGATTGGAAGGAGTCGGCCGGCTCAGTTTTAGAGGTTCCCCGTCAGCACCAAGATCACGACGATGATCAGGATCACGCCTACGATCCCGATGCCGCCATGTCCCCATCCGTACCCATAACTCGTGCCAGGGACAATGCCGAGGCCGCCGAATAGCAGCAGCAGCACGATGACGAGCAACAAAAAGATCCATGTCAGCGCCCCATGCCGCCTTGTAGCACGAAGCCAAAATCGTGCCACCCTAAAAAAAACAAAAGCAACCAAAGCATGAAGCCGGCCCAAAGCGGACCTCTCGCGCCACCCCAGCCACCCCAACCAATCCCCCAGAAGCCGAAGGCCCACAAGATCATCAATAACCAGAAAATATAACCGATCGGCATGGCGGTTTTCCTTGTCTTAAAGGCGACGATTCCGGCTCGTCATTAAGCTGCGCGAATCCTAGCAGCACCTCGTTAGTCTAACTGATCAGTGCCCCGGAATGATCCGCACGACCTTGTGGTTGCCGTCGATAAGGATGACGTCGTGGAACGTCTGTCCATCGTGCAGACTAGGAACGACCGTGTACCACAGGCCCTTGGCCTTCTCGATGCCCAGCGAATCAGGAACCAGCGCGGTCTTCACCGTCAACGGCACCATGTCGCCAAGCCGGATCGGAATCTGCGCCCGCTCAGCCGGCGTCATCGTGGCCTCACGGTAGATGATCGCATCCTGCTCCGGGGTCAGCTCGACAGCCACAGCCGTCACCGGGGCATTGGGATTAGGCACCGGAGCCGCGACAGGTGCGGGAGCTGGCGCAACAGCAGGTGCTTGCGCGAAAGCCGCTGTGCTCAACAGAACGGCGAGCGGCGCAATCAGGAACAGCCTCATGGTCGGTCTCCTTGTTAGGGACATGAATGGCGGATGCCACCAGGTCCGAAGTACGTTCCAGTCGTCGGGTCATAGGTGCGGAAGCGACGCGCACAGTATGCGATGGCGACGGCCGGATTGACGGCGATGGCTGCGACGGGCGGAACAGGCGGAACGTATGCCGGCACCTGTTCGTATTGCGGCGGCACATAAACCGGCTGCGGCACGTAAACAACGGGCGGCTGATAGTACGGCGCTTGAGAGCCGACGATTGCGCCCCCGATGATGCCGCCTATGATCCCCTCGCCACGGTCCCAGCCGCGTCGCCATTGGGCGTCAGCGGAAGTAGAGGCCAGAACAGCGATCGCCGCCATCGAAAGAGTAAGCATTCTCATGTGAGTCTCCTTGGCTGCATCCTAACATAGCTACGATCTGTCAGATGTTCAATTTTGACCACGCCGTGCCTCTTGGGCGCTTTCCATCAAAGCCTTGGCAACCGTCTCAGCTTGGTCGGGCGAGAGATAAACCCAATCACCCTTGCGCGCGCCTTCAACCGTCATCCAGCTCGTGCGTATCGCGATCAATAGATCAGCTTCAAGCACGACCTCGATCGAACGAACCTGATCGGAACTTATGCGCAGATCGAGGCCGGTCATTCCTTAATAATCCCCGCCGCAGTTAAGTATGGCGGATAATAGCGGCGATCAGGCTAGCCCCTGCAAGGAGGAGTCCAGCCGCACCAACGACGTAGCCCCAGACTGCGCCACCGCCGCCCTTGAACCCTTCGCCCTTGTCCATCCTCGATTTCAGGTCTTCGACCTTATCATTGGTTGCCTTGCTCTCGGACAGGAACAGCTCGCGCAATTGCTTCAGACTTTCGGCCGTCGCGCTCTCGCTCTTAGCAATGGCCGTTGAGTTGCTGATGTTCTGAGCGCCGACCGCCTTCTCAGCGGCCTGCATGGCGGCGGCGATAGCGGTTGAGTTCGATAAAGCGAGCTGAGTGGCCTGCTTGTCTCGCTCGATGAACTGGACGTCCACCTTGCGGAACACCTCGCTTATCACAGAAAGGCGGTCGTTTAGTTGCCCCTCCAACCGCTTGAACATCTCGTCCGTCGAAGTCTTGAGCTTGGCGATCTCGGAAAACACCAGCTCCCTCAATGAGGAATTGGCGGTATCAATCGTAGTGCGCTGCTGATCAAAGACTAGCTTGGCGATAGTAAGGATGTGGTCCTGGCTTGTAACGCGCGCTTCAAAGGTCTCGCGCAGCGCACCGATCTCGCGTCGTATTTGATCCGTCGTCAGGATGGTCGGATCGGGCACCGGAACAAGACGCCCGCCAGTCTGGTATCCTCGACGGTCATCGTCGTTGTTATCGCTGCGGGCCGCTGCCATGATCGCACCAGAAGAAGGGCTGAAGCAAAGCGCCGCCCCCAGATTACGGGCGGCGCTTGCAACTATCAAGTGGCCGTGATCGCTAGAACTTGAAGTTTATCGTCCCAACAATTTCGTTCCAGCGCGCCGAATCAGACGCATTGAACGTGGCCGACGCCGGAGCACCGCCTGCGGTCACCAGGAAAGATTGTGTCCCCAGGTCAACATAACGATACCGCACGCCTGCGATGATGTTGCTCGTGAGCGCATAGTCGATCTCCGCACCTAGCGTCCAGCCGGCGTGGATGTTGCTCGGACCATTGCTGAAGCCATTGAGCGTGCACTTGATCACGCAGACCACGGCCGCGTTGTCCGAGATGTTCCCAAAGGCCACACCACCAATGGCGGCGATCAGGAAATTCGGCGCGGGCGTAAAGCCAAGCCGTAGCAGGACTGCATCATCCCAATCGATCCGAGTTCCTGACGACAACATGGCCGCCATGCCGGCACCGGCTGCATTCTGTGCTGCGCTGCTCTGCATGTTGGTGGCATCAACCAACGCCTCTATGCCGACCACCCATGTGCCGTATTGCAGATTGAAGCCGGCCTGGCCGCCGCCCACAAGCCCCTTGCTGGATTGATCGAGCGAGCCAGGCGTGCCCAGCATATTGAAGAAGTTGTTCGCTGCTGGAGTGGCAGGGTCGATAGGAACGCCACCACTGGCCGCCCAGCCGTAGCCGAGGTTGCCGCCGACATAGAAACCCGTCCAACTGAAGACGGCTGCCGGGACAGCCTTAAAGGCAGTGGGAGTCGGCGTCAGGTCCGCACCAAGGGCCGGGACCGAGAGAGATGCAAGAATTGCCGCAGTCGTCAGCAAACGCTTCATGTCAAGAACTCCTGATCAGGTTAACGACGATCCGACTTAGAACCGACGCACCTGCGGAGATCAAGACGCCTGAAACACTTTGTTGATCAGTGTGACCTTTACGTCACGCTGCCGGTGGTGAAGACAGCGTTTTCCAAATGTTGGCCAAGTTCGGCAGAAGCGCAGGAATGTTGGGAGTGCCTATGGTCTCAATGATGGTCTGAATTTCGGGACCACCAACGGCGAGTATCTGTGCGATCCCTCCAGTCTGAAAGTGGCCGAATAAAGTGCTGACGCTTGGCACCATCTTGAACACATTGCCAAGTCCGATCTTTTCGATGATCGCTTGAATGTCTGCACCGTTGGTAGCGAAGAGTTGAAAGATGGTCGCGGGGTTCATAGTTGTTCCTTTCGTCAGGTGAGGATCTTTGGCTTGTCGAGCACAGCCGGCGTCGGAACAGACGGATCGGCTATCGCCGTCTCAATGTGCGCAGCGACGGCTTCGGTTGCCTGCTTGCTCGTAGGGTCGATGCCGAGAGCCTTGATCGTATCAGCACCGTGGCTCATCACATACTCGGTTGCCCGCGCCTTGATGTCAGCGTTCACGGTCACGGGCAGCTTTCCCTTCAAGTCCTTTGCGGCTTCCTGCGCGGCCAGATTGAGCCCGTTGACCACGATGTCTTGAAGCCTGGCACGGAGCGCGTCCGTCGCCTTGATGCCTGCGGCCTGAATCAGCTTGATGATAAGCGCCGTCAACGCTGTTCCTATGACCCCTCCGAAAGCAGTCACCATCCACAGGAAAGCCTGCCCGGCGAGCGTGCCTACCGAGATCGTCTCAGTGGAGTTGACCGGACCCGTCGTGGTGACCGTGGTTTGATGGCTGGGCGCAGTGGCCGGAGCCTGCGCCGGCTGAGAAACCGTGAGAGTTGGAGAAAACACCAGAAACAAAGCGAGCAAGATCGCAAATCGCGCCATTATGCTGCCTCCGCAAACTTGATCGACGGGTCGAGCTGCATCATGCCCTTGAGCAAGGCAGCACAGCCCAATTGCGTATCCCAGAGGCTCGCAGAGAAAGAGCCGTCAGAAGTATATTTGCCGCGGACTTCCTGGTTCGTTCCGCCCCAATCGTAAGGGCTTGGCTCATGGCCGTGATAGAGCCAGTAACCCTCTCCATTGTACTGAATGAACAAACAAAGAGACCCGCCGATAGTCCAAACGCGCCAGCGCGCAGCATAGGGCGGCGTGTTCTGCAAGGTGTCCACAGCACAGCGGTGCCACGCATCGTGACCAGGCCCATCGCTCGGGTGATCCAGATATGGCCCCATGCCCTTGGGAACGTGGCGTGAGACTTCGTTGAGCGGGTCGCCCTGGCCGAGCTGGCACTTGAAGTTGGCATCGCTCTCGCGCATGGCGATGACGGCGACGTTCTGCCAGAGAACGCCGGTCGCGGCCTCAACTGCCTGATACCTGACCTTGGCAGTAGCAGCCACCAAACGCTCGCAGGCTGTCATCACTTCCTTGAGCCGTGAGGGAAGGATCTCGCACTTTGCCCATCGCGCCTCGCAGTCCGCAATCTGCGCTGCATAGTCAATCGCTGTCATCTGCTGCCTTTTCGTTGATTGTCGATAGCCCACAGTGGTTGAAGATTGGAAATATGGCACACTTCTGCCAATTGCTCGGGATTAGTTAGATCAAATTTTGAAAGGGGACGCCGGTGGTCGATATGCCAAAGCCCATGATTAGCCCAGGTCATGCCCGGAAGGAATTTGGCTTCAATCGCGGCGATGGCTGCTTTCAGCGGTATGCCTAACAGCTTAACCGCCGATCCGTTCCTGGCCTGACCGTGCAGCGCCTTATAGAGCCGAATGCGGAGCTTCTCAGCAAGTTTGATTTGTGGGTCTGTTCGGCGACGATCGTTCTTGTATGATCTGACGTGATCCTGATTTTCTCGTCTCCACGCCTTTATGCGACGCGCCCGCTGCTCGGACTCGGCAAGCCGCCGTTGCCGTGCCATCTCTGGGCAATAGTTGGCCTTCGCCCAGTCCCGCTTCTGCGGCGTCACACATGAAATGCACTGGCACGTTGAGATACGCCGCTCGCAGACATGCCCGCGAGAGCATGGCTTGCCGGTGAAGTAGCGTTTTAACCCGGCGGCTTTTGCCGTCGCGCGTGTCATCGTCATGATGGTCAGGTCGTGGGGCACCTCAGCACCCCGCCAGTTTCATCACGGCTCCGACGCGGATGTCATAGCCGTGGCCGAGATCACGGCATGAAGGCGCAACCCGGATCGAGATCAAACACAACACCACTGATGCAACAGCAGCAAGAATGATCAGACGCATGACGCACTCCTAATACTTGATGGCGCGGTAGCCGGTGAGGATCGGAGGAAGGATCGGCATGGCATTGCCGGTGCCGGTGCTGCCAGTAGCAACGGCCAGAGTTCCCGTATTACCTATTCCGCCGGACGAACCAGCCAGCGATCCGGCGTTGGTGATGAAAGTAGTTGTGGAAGGAGTATATGGGTGAGTGTGCGCCGGCATCTCCAGCGTCGTCTGCGTGTGGTTCTGCGACCCGCAGAGGACACCCGCCGCCGTCGCCGCGCAGTTGTTGCCAGTGCCAGAATTGGTGATGCGACTCGCCGTGTGAGCCCCTTGAGTGTCAACCGCAGCAAACATGGTTCCGTTGCTATACGGAACCGCAAACTGACTTCCAGAGCACCCAACCGGAGCATTGGCATTGTAGGTCGTGCCGATGACACCGAAAAGAGGCGCATATTTCCCGGCTTGAGCAAGGCATGTCCCATCTTCTACCACGTAACCCGCAGGGATGGTCGAGCTTCGCAACTCAATCGTGGACCCGATCGGAGCCTGTCCCGCCGTATTCAACAACTCATAGTACGTGCCGTCGAACATAATGTTGGCGATTTGACCGGCTTGCAATTCCCCACCAGACATGAGGAAAATGCCTGTCGGTGTCTGCCGCACTATGCCGGTCACGCCGATCGATGAAACGTTGATCGTCGTCTGATCCGTGTTGGTGAGACCCGCACCGACCAGGAATGACAACACCAGACCAGGGATGTTCTGCGTCAGGTTGGGGACAGTGATGGTCTGAGCATTGGCCGTGCCGCCGCTGGTGCCGCCATAGGTGGCCTGTCCGGCAAATTGCGCCAACGTCTGGCGGTTCGGCTGCAACAGCAGCCCGACAATCAGCAACACGAACGCGAGCGACGTGAATGCCTTCCAGTTATCAAACCGCTTTATCATTTCACGTCCCATATGCTGCTCCCGTAATACTTGAAGCTGTTCTTGCCTCTGTTGATGTTCATCACGTAGGTGGAAAGTCCGGCGATGCTGTGGCCACCGGGCGGCGTGATCGTCGCCGGGTAGGTGTTCATGTTGTTCGACAAGTCCGCGATCGAGAACTCCTGACCGACGACGAGAACGCCGCTATTGGCCAAATTGATCGTCATGGCCGATTGGCCGGCGGTCCGGTTCAAGCCTATGGCAAAATCCGTCGTGCAGGACAAGTTCAAAGTCGAACTCGCCGTCACGATGCGCGCCGGCTTGACGCTCGCTGGAGAGTTTATCGCGTTTGTGAGATTCGTGATCAGGTTGGAAAGGTTGCCGTCGTCATTGACGCTGATCCCGAGCTGGTTGGCTATGTAGTTGCCAAGCGCAGCGCTCATCATGGATGCGAGCCGCAGCGTGGTGTTGTAGAGCTGCGGATCAGCCAGGCCCGTGGTGACACCAGTTCCGGTCAGCGGGTTGGCCTGATAGGTCGCCGGCAGATAGACGTTCGCACCGCCGCCGATTGCCCAAGTGACGTAATCGACTGACATAGCCTATGCCCCCTTGCGCCAATCGGCCGGCTCGTGAACGTCCGGCGGCAGCAGCCAGATTAGCGCTGGCTGCGCTGGCTTGACCCCACACCACGGACAAGCGTCGAGGTAATGCGCAATCCCCGTCTCGTCTCCGGGCGCGTCCTTTGCGAGCAGCACGAGGCTCGCATAGTGCTTGGAGAACTCGGCTGCAATCTGCTTTTGCGCGTCGTCCAGCGTGATCTGTTTCTTCTGCGCCTGATCCACGATCGCGTTGATGGTCGCCTGATAGCTTTGCCCGAGAACCTTCGCCTTCTCAATATGCGCGGATCTTTTAAGCGCAACACCTGGCTCGATCTCGGTCCTAGCCTGGACGTGCGTCGTGCCCCGCGAGGCGCACACATCGCACTCCACAAAAAACTGTCGATGGTTTCGCCATGCCTTCAGCATCTCATATCCCCGGTGAGCGTGTACCCCAATAGCCGATTCCCCATCCCGCTGTCAGTGATCCTGACAGATTCCAGGCGAAATAGGGTAGACCGTTTACCGATGGCGTCCAGAATGCATCGATCCGCACCCCGGCCGGCTTTGGCGTCAGGAGCCCCTGAATAAAGATTTGATAGGTGACGGCATCGGGAATGCTGCCCAGCGCGTAGGAAACGTGCATGTCCATGTAGTCGTCGATCAGTAGGACATACCCCGTATTGGCCGCTGCCCAAACCGCATAGGCCCCGTTCACGCCGTTCTTGGTCCCGTCCCATCGATTGAATGCACCGCGCGCGAGCAAGAGCAGGCGGTAGTTGGCATCCGGCAGCGCCGTGAGCTTGCTCGGGTTGGCAGTCGGCGCCCAATTCGCCTGCCCCCATCCGAGCCCAGAGGTGCCCCAACTGAAGTACACTCCTGTCACTGGAACTGAAAGATAGCGCGTTATGCCAACGAACTGTCCTACGAAGTCGAGCTGTTGCCCGACCGCACTGTTGATGTCGAACATGCTCGGCAAGGTGAGCGCGGTTGCCGTAATGTCCGCAAAGGGTTGAAGCGTCGCGGTCAGCGTCGCAATGAAGTTCGGCTTTTGCGCGTGCTGCTGTGGCGTCAGCGCCAGCCAAGCTGCAACGTTTCCGGTGGTCATACAAAGTTCACCGTCACGTTTGCCGAGGTGCAGGCAGCCGCCTCGTAGAACTGCATCTTGACGTCGGAGATCAGATACACGTTCGCACCGTTCGCGAGCGTGTTGGCGGCTGGAACCCCCGGTGCAATCGTGACCGTGCCCACGCCGATTGACTGGACCACGGTGTTGAAATTGCCACCGCTCGCCGCCATCGCGATGATCTGGCCCACATAAAGATCAGCCGTGCTCGCCACGCCAATGCTGGTTGCCCCCGCACTATACGGCCCCCCAGTGACTGTCGTGTCAACCGGATTGGAGGTGCGGCTCTGCGTGATGGAGGTGACAAGGAACGTCGCACGGATCGGGTCAAGCTGTTGCTGCGTGAAGCCTGTCGCCGCCGTCGCCGCGTCCCCCTGCAAGCTCGCCGGCCCGTTGAGATTCGGCCCCCACGAATACTGGCCGATCGCAAGCCCTGAGACGTAGCCGGCCACGGCCTGCTGGATCAGCGCCGTCGTGGTCGACTGATAGCCGGTCTGCTGATGGACGTTCACCGTCACGCTGACCGTGACGCTGGAGAGAATGTAAAAGTTGATCGGGTCTACAAGCCCGTTGATGTCAATGAAATTGTATGTCGTCGTCCCGTAGGTGTTCGTTCCCTCGCTCTTCTTGAGCGCGATGGCGGTGCCGATCGCCGCTGTCGTTGCCGAGCCCGCGACCACCGCCGAGATCGAGTGCTGCGGGATGCCCAGCGCATTGGTGACGTCCGTGTCATTCTCGTACACGTAAGATCGGGTGACGCCCGGAGTGTTGGCCACAGCCGCAGAGATCGCGCCAAGCTGGGTCTGGCTCGGCAGCGCTGTCGAGTTCGACTGACGCTGCCGCAGCGCCGAATCCGTTTCCACGGGAGCCCCCGGCGAGGCGGCGCTTGCATTGTTGACGGTGGACCACCCGTTGACCGGGGTAAGGATGTTCACCAGCGTATTGGCGGGCGCAGACGTAGCCCCCGCCGTGGTGCATGTCGCCACCACGTTGATGGTGCCGCTCAGCGGGATCGTGGTGGTGGGGACAGACCAGACGGTCCCGAGATTCTGATTATCCCCCACGAGCCCGTTCACGATAGGCGTCCCGGCCGTGCCGGTGAGCGTCAGTGTCACGGTGCTGAAGGTCGGGGAAAGCCGCAGCAAACCGTTGATCTTCACAAGGCTTGAAAGGGCTGATCCCTGCGAGAACTGCGGGGAGAACGAATTGTAGACCGCGATCAAAGAATTGTTGCAGTCATTGATCGCGGTCGCAATCTCTGCAATCCATGCTCCATCCTGAGTGCCAGGTCCGAAATTAACATCGCTGCCGTAGATCGAGGAATAGGACGCCTGAAGGGAGGCGAGGATCTGCGCGAACGTTGGCGCGACCGGACCTTGAGGCGTGATTTGGACCGCGAGACTCGTCATCAGATCGTCACTGGCCCTAAGGGAATCGGTTCCTGACTATACTGCGTTTGGATCAGCACGCTAGGCGGAATGACGAGCTGTCGTGTCTGCGGAGTGAACTGGCTGGAGTAATTGATCAGCTCCGTGACCCCCGGCACGCCAAGGATCGCCTGTCGGATCACGAGATCGTAGAGCGACTTGGTGCCAGTTCCGATCACCTCCGTCGCATACGGCACGCCGGCAGTCACATCGAGAAACCACTCGCCCTGCATCAGCCGCAAGGTGGTCAGCACAAGCTGCCGCACGCATGCGCTTGAGTTGACCAGGAAGTCGGCTGTCGAAAGTCCGAACAGCATGTCGCCATTCGCATCCTGGGTTCGCACTCTCATGTCAGGAGCACCTTTTTGATCGATCCGCCGATATTGGCATAAAGACCAATCGTGTTGTTCACGGTGTCCGAGATGACCACCGTCGTGCCAGGAATGGGAATATTTGTTGAAGATGGAGCACCAGCGCTCTGCTGAATGCCGAAAGCCGGACCGGCACCCGTCGTGTAACTGGACGTCGAATCAATGAAAATACCACTGCCAGGAATATAAGAAGATGTGTTGTTTCCAGAGGCGTCAGTGAAGTTGGCGTATTGTTTCAAGTTTAGCTGCGGTCCCGTGACTGTCGCCGCGCTGGCATCAAAGGTCGCAAGCATGGTGCAATTGGACCAACTGCTTCCTAATAGAAAATCACCACTAAACACAGGCGACCCGGTGAACGTGAGCGCCACAGGGCCGATCGTCAATTGTGAGAAGCCACTATACTGAGCAAAGTAGCTCGGCAGGGAGCCGTTGACATTGCAACTATCAATTCCGGCACCAAGGCTGACGTTCGCATAATTCTGTGCGGATATGCCGCCCTGGCCATTGGCAAGATTGAAATTCAAGTAGCCGAGGGTCACGGTTGACCCGGATGCGCTCAAACATGTGCTGCCGGATACGGTCCCGTCCAATGTGAAGCCGTATATGCTGAGACTTCCGTTGAACCCGGAGGCCGTGATAGGCGCACCACTCGATGGCTTGATGATGCAGTTAGCTTGAGCCGCTATGTCCCCGGTGATCGCGAGCGAAAAATTGTACCCCGGCATCGCGTTAAGAGTGACACTTTCCGCCAGCGTTCCATCAGCGACAATGATCGCTGTGGCGCAGAAGAATTGATAATAATTTTTTGTAAGGTAGTTGATGGCGTACTGAAGATGCTGCCAAGCCGTCCCGCTAGTGAGACCGTTGTTGGTGTCATTACCCGCGACCGGATCAACATAGAATGTCGTGTTGGCGGTTAGGAGAGTGAGGCCGGTTCCCCTGAAAACAGCCGGGTCTACTGCCGCATAGGCTCCGCACCAATCCGCGTCATGGACCTTGATCCACTCCGATCTCGTTGATGAATCTGTTGCCTCTACCGAGTAGGATTCTGGAGCGATGCGCTGGCAAGTGAGATTCCCCGAAGTCCCGCGAGCAAAGAAGCAATTGGAGCACTGTCCGCCGGGAGGCTGCGGTACGCCTGGCGTATAGACGCCTGGATCCGTCGCCGAGTAATTCCCGCACCATTGCGTGTCATCAACCGGAAGCCATGACGCCTGCTCGGTTGAAAGATCGTTCGACAGGCTCGTGGGCGAGTTCCGGTTACAGGTGAAGCTGCCTGTGCTCCCGCGCACGAAGAAGCAATTGCTGCACTGAGCGACCATTTAGGTTCCTGCCACCGGAGAGCTGGTTTGAGCGCCGCCGGCCGTGACGCCAGTGTGCTTGTGCGTCCGTACATTGACCTGATCCGCGCCGCCGAATCCGGCTATCACGTCGCCGCTAACATGCAGACTTCCCGTGAGGTTTATTCCTCCCGGTGCCACGATGTTGATGATCTGACCGTTCGCGATCTCGAAGTATGTCGTCCCATCGAAGCTGCGGAACTGGCACGTGCTCGTGCTGATGCTTGGTGCCACGTTTGGCACTGAATTGACACCGGGGATAAAGAACCCATCCGAGCGGTCATGGATGCGGATCTCTGCCTGCGGCTGGATTCCTCCGTTCTGCCACCACGCATCAATGCACCGATCCGCAAAGACGAGAATCCCCTCATCGCCGGCAGTGAGCGGAAACGTAAGCAAGCCCTTGCTGTTGCCAGGAAACACAACCGGGCAGTCCGGGCTCACCGCCATGTTGACCAACTGGCTAGAACCATCCGCCGCGAATATCTTGACCTGAAGCGTTGGCTGCACATCGCAGATGCGCTTTGCCGCATTGAACGTGCCTGACACGATGCCAGGCAGGCAGGACCAGTGATCAGCGTCCGCTTGCCGGATCGCGGCGCGGATCTGCACAAGGGGATTGTGGAAACGCTCCCTGGCGTCCATTCATTCAGAACCCTTGCGTACCTGCGTCCGTGGTCGACCCGGCGCTGCCATCGAGGCTCAGCGCGATGCAATGCGAGTACCACGGATTGCCGCGAATGTCCCCCTCGTGCTCGACCACCAGCACCTTGTAGATACCATCCGCGTTCGTGGTCGCCAGGATGTTGCTCTGCCAATCCGTGTATTTCGGAAACCCCGCACCCTGGTTGACGATGTTCGTGGCCAGAATGCTCTTGTTGTTGATCCGCACTCGTGCGCCGGTTTTGATGTTTGGATTGATCAGGCACGTGAAGTGAATGCCGTCTGGCTCCTGCGTCGGAACGCCTATAAGCCCGGTTTGCGAGGTGAGAACAACGGCCTGCCCCGGATCGACGTCAGAGAACTTGCGGAACCGGATCTCTCCATTCTGCACTGACCACGTGGTGCCCGTCGAATTGGCCAGGTCGGTCATTCGATCCTGCGTCATGCCGTAGAGCACCTTGCCGCGCGGCAGTGTCCCGCCCGTGCTCTGCAAAGCGTTCATGTCCTGCGCATTGATCGTGCCGCCGTTAGCCTGGACGGAGTTCTGGATCGCCTGCGCCTGTGCCTGTGCGCTCGTCTGGCTGGCGCGCAGAGTTTGCTCCAGGTTTGCGAACCGAAAAACGAGATCGAGATCGGACGCGTAAATCTCCACGAAACTGTTGATCGCATCCTCGCGACCGGCCTTCACCATCTTGATCCAGCCTTGGAAGATCACGCCATAGGGGCCGTTCTCGTACCCGGCCTGCAACGTGACCTTCTGAAACTCCGTTCGCACGCTTCTGGCCGTTGTGTCACTGAGATTGTAGATCTTGATGATCCCGGTAGGCGGCGCATCCACATCCGCAGCGAAGGTGCGGAATTGGATCTTCATCTGCGACAGGTCGAGCCCGCCCTGCTGCGCTTCCGGTCCTTGCTGACCTGGCTTTGAACTCGACTTGTAAACTGCGAGTCCGATCTTGCGGAGATAAAGATCGCTCATGGGTTCGTTGCGAAGTAAAGATGCCCGGTGCTGCCAAGTGACGTGAACGACGGAACAACAGTCGGATCAAAGTCGCTCTGGCACAATAGCGCCCCGCCGATCCCCAGATAGCCGAACTGAGAGAGCAGATCAGCCCCCGTGATTAGAGGCACGGCTGTGAGGATCGCTTTCCCGAACTGATCTTCAATGTCCACCAGCCAGCATGGATTCGGCAGCCCCCCGCCATAGACCGTGTTGTTGTAGTAGAAATTCAGCGTGTATGTCACGCCCGCGAGCGAGATCGTCGTGGTCCTGGCATATGGCTTCGTGGGGATCTCGTTGATGGTGGTCATGAAACGTCAGGAGATCAAAAATGCTGGCGTTTTGCCGTCGCCTTTCACGTTCTCTACGCGGCCAACCTCGGCAGTATCAGGTATGGCCCACGATTCCCATTCCCTAGCACGGCGAAGAACAGGCATGTCGTCCGGCACGCCTTCAAGTGCCCTGCGGAGTTCAGCAACAGTCATAGGAAGTCTCCATTTATGAACTTGGTACAGAGAAGGAACCCGATTGTAGCCCATTATTCGATCCTACCGGGATCTGTATCTGCGTCCCTGTGGGCGGCGCTCCGGTTGAGGATGCCCCATCCTGCGTCGGCGGTGCCTGCTGCTGGTTTTGCATGTTTGAGGAATTGACGGTCACGATCTGCGTCTGCGCGATCAGAATCTCCTTGCATTCAACCGTCATGAAAAGCGCCTGCTCTGTCTTTTCATCCGTCACGACAGAAACCCGTGCCGCCAGCATGTTCTGATACTGGCGCTTGCCCGTCACGATGTTGAAGGTGGTCCGATCCGCCTGCATTGAGAGGAACTGGTCATAAATCGCGTTGGTGTAGTTCGGATCACCACCAGACTGGAAACTCGAATTGGACCACGCCGCCTCGATGGTCACCGTCGCCGGCCGTTTGTACGAATGATCCGAGACGTTCGCCCCCTGCTCCACCGGATGGTCCGTCATCGCCAGTTCGTCTATGTGGTGCTCGCGCACGGTGACGTCCGCGACGAACCCTCCGATGTTCCGCTGCACGAACAGCACCGGATTGATGAGGTTGTCGATCGAGGCCGCGAGAACCGATAGGCCGGCAGGGATCAGGCTCACGACGGCCCTCCGGTCGGAGAGTCAACCGGGCGAGAATAGCGCAGCACGTCCGACCAGAAAGATCGCTGCGTTTGCTCAACGAGCAGCGCCGTGCGGCCAGAATCCGAACCAGCACCGTTTACTGTCGTATTGATGTTGAACGTCTGGCCATTCTGCCTCGGGCCGCCCGTCCATCCGCCCCCTGCCGGCGCAACGTTGCCCTGGAAGCCCGCCATTGGCTCTACGTGCCACGGTTCATGGGACATGGGGAATCGCAGCCCGAACTCGCCCGCGTGAGCGTGCAGCCATGCCTTGGCCGCCTCAGAGCCCTCTATGTCGGCCGCCCCGCCCAGCTCGTGCTTCGAGTGGAACGGAGGTGCCGCAAGGCCCGGCTTCTGCGCATAGAGCGCCGCCTGCTCAGCGTGCGTACGAAACCCGGAACCGACCTTGAACCCTCCCAGCTCGGGCGGCATCGCGGCAAGCGCCGAATTTAGCCGCGCCGAAAAGTCAGCGTCCAGCCCAGCCGTCCTGCCCTGAAGCTGCATGACCCGTGAGGCCGCAGCCGACGTTGCGGACTCTGACTTGCCCGGCTCACCAAAACGCTCCGCAAATGTGGCTTCGCCTCCGAACGCACGTATCCATCCAGCCTCCGCTTTCGGTCCGATGATGGTTCTGATCAGCCAGTGCAAGTCCTGCTTTTGCTGTTCGCGACCCTCAGGTGTTCCCGGCAAATAGCCTTCCGCAGCTCTCAGGATGTCCTTTTGCTTCTCGCTCGGCTTCAGCGCATTAAGCGCCCGCACGAACTCATCCACCTTATCGATGGCCTGACCTATCGGCTCGATCAGTCCGGCCATCCACGATTCCTTCAGCGTGGTGAGTGTCATGCCAAGCCGACCAAGCGACTGCTGAAATTGATCTGACTTCTTGCCCGCGTCCTCCGCGTTGAACCCGAACTCCTTTTGCCGCTCGGCTAGATCACGCTCTGCCTTCTGCCGCGCCGGCAGGGACACCGCGTACTGCCGCAGCTCGTCCAGCCCGATCCCCGTGAGAGACGAAATCTGCCCAAGGATTGCCAAATACATTTTGTTGTTTGTATCAAGAGCATATTTGGCCTTGGCGGCGAGGGCATCGATCTGCTCACCGACCGACATGCCCCGCTTGATCCCCATGCCCTCCATCAGAATGTCGAGGCCAGGCATGGACTGCATCGCCAAGGACCAGCGCGAGATCGCGCCTTGGGCCTGCCCGACGCTCATCCCGACCTGTGTCGCTGCGAATGAGAATGCCTGAAGTCCCTGGATCGGTTCTTTGGTTGCAGCCGACAGGTAGTAGAGGCTTCGGTACTTCTCCGTCATGTCATCGATGGAAGCCGCAACCTTGGCCGCTGCTTCGACCGCGAACGCACCTAGCCCGATCATCCGCTTGCCGATGACCCCGGTCATTTCCATGAACCGAGCCTGGGCTAACAGATCAACAGAGAACCCCACGTGTACGAGGTATTCTTCGAGCGTGGTTGCAGCCATCACGAATCTCTCATGCGCCGGGCGTTCTCATCGTAACAGGCTATCGTATTATTGAGGCGAGCAAAATCACACAGCGTCAGCGTACCGTCCAGAAGGCTTTCGTAATGACACATGCCGCGCATGACGGGGGCCATCAGGAACCCCTCGTCATTGGGCAATTTCACGAGGTCTGATCTTCTCCCCCCTCCGAAGTTGAGGGGGGTAAGTCGAAAAAATCGATCAGCTTGTTCCCTTCCAGCACATACCAAAGGATCTCGATCATTTGCGGAAGGTCGATGTCGTTGTAGGCGACGATGCCGTTCACCATCACCGGAGCGTAGCTCTGTCCGTCCTGCTGACGCCGCTGGACGGAAGACATGGCACGGTTGAACACGTACTCACGATCATCGTTGTTCAGCTCGCCCGTGAGCAGCGTGATCGCCCGCGTGAATGCTGACAGCTCCTTGCGCTTGCCTTCCTTCTTCAACATCGCCATCCGGCTCAGCACCACACCGAATTTGGTGGCGATGGCCAGTTGCTCGAACGCATCAAGCCTGCGGCCCCGATAGTGGACCTTGGCAACTTCGAACTCAAACATGGACCCTCTGGATTAGATCGGCAGCGTCGCCGTGTTGATGTCAGGCACGCCAGCACCAAGCAGCTCGATCCAATGCCCGGCCAGGAATTGCCACTCGTTGAAGTTGGCGTCCTCTGCCCAGGTCACTACCGGCTGACGAGCGAACGCCACTTGCCTGCCCGCGCAGTTATCGCCGCGCGCAATGTCGCTCACCACCAGGTAGTTCTGTCCCCAATTGGATGCTGAAGCCCGTTGAAAGTTGTAGGCGAAAGACAGCAGTGAGTTGACCGGCGAGGTCTTGAGCAAACGTACGAGCAGCCGCGCTGCATTGCTTGACCGCAATGAGTGCATGGCCGAACCGTCCGCGCCGATCGTCAGCAGATCCTTGTCCTCCAGCATTTCGGAGGTAAGGCCCTCCTTGGCAACGCCAGCGCCATAGCCGAGAGAGATTGAGGCCCCCGGCCCCTGAAGTGTGGCCGAGACGTTGGCGAATGCGTAAGTGGCCATTGTTTTTCTCCTACTGGTTCACTGTCAAGGAAATCGAGACGCTATGGACTGCGCCGGCTTCCTTGGCAGCGATCTGGAATGGCACTGACTGCCGCGCTGCTCGCGCCGCTTGAGACTGATTGGCGATTGGTGGTTGATACAGGTAGAATCCTTTGGAAAGATACGTGCCGGTCGAAATCTGTCCAAAGCCCGGTCCAGTCCACACACCTGGTGCCAGGAAGCCGTTGCTGACCGCCTGCGAGCACGATCCCTCGATCGCCGTGCCTATCTGGTGCATCCCGGCGTCCGTCTGCGGGATCTTCGTCGTGGTGGTGAAGAGAACGTTGTAGACGTTTGTCTGAATGTAGTTCGCAAGCCAGTCGGTGTTGATGATCTCATCCCAATAATGGCCGCTTGCGACGGTCCCGTTGTAGACGATCGAGGTGCCGTTCGCGACTTGCGCATAATAGCTGTAGTTGTTCGCATCAAGCGCCGCCGCCTGGGAGGTCGTGAGATTGTCCGCCGCCACGCCGGGGAGCTGCTTCCACGCCAGCGTGATCGTCGAACCGCTCGCGAGATAGTTCACCGTGATCAGCTTGGCCAGCAAAGAGCAGACGGCATAAGGGTCCGTGCCGTTCCAGATATAGCCTGTGCGGTTGTAACCGAGCGCCTTGAGCTGCGCTCCGACCGAGGTGCTGTCTCCGGCCAACAGCGCCGCCGCTACGTTGAACACGGTGATCCCGAAGAGGTGGGGGACCGTATCCGCTTCCGTGTAGGCGGCGATTGCCAGATAGTCCGATGTAGAGATGTCAGTGTTGTTGGTGCCGGCGGCAAACGAGAACCCATAGAACGGCGTGGTCATACCGTCGAGGATGGTGACCGCCGTGAGCGCGCTCTCTGCCGCGATGCCGGCCACGAGCCGCTGGAGCGTCGCCGCCGTCATCATCAACTGCCCGGAGATGTCCGTGCCGGCCGTTGGAGCGGTCAGCGCAGTCACAGCAGACGTTGCTCCCGTGGTGCCTGACACGATCTGAAAATACCCGTAGGTCGCATTCCAGGTGCACGTCACACTCGCGAACGCCCCGCCGATCGCCTGCAAGCCGGTCTGGATCACACTCGCCACGCCCGCAAGCGTCGTCTGCGCCGAGAAATTAAGCCCCGTGATATTGGTCGATGCACCGCCATCCACCGCGACGTGAAAGCCGCCATTGGTGATCGTCGTCCAATTGCCCAAGCCCTGCTGCGTGGCCGTAAGCGCGCCACCAATGTTCAACCCGGCCGTCGCCGTCTTTGCCCACCTGGCAATCGCCACCGTTGGTGGTTGCGGCGTCTGCGCGAAGAAGTCCTTGGCCGCCAGATACTCGGCCGCGCTGGTTCCGAAGTCCGTGGCAATCGCCGCCAGCGAGCTGTAGAGCCGCGAGCGCAGCGACACGTCGATGACGTTCGAGTCACCGAAGATCATGAAGTTGCCGAAGTTGATCCCCTGCGCAGCCGCTGCCGTAAGCGTCGCCGCAACCGAAATCAGCTTTGAGACGGGAAGCGTCATTTGGGATCAGGCTCCGACACAAGGCGGCGGGAATGGTCGTTCTGGACGTTCACATGCCGGGCCACAGCTTCCAGAAGTTTCTTGTTGAAATCTCTTTTCAGCTTAGCCTCTTCAGCCGGCTTGCGTTGATCATCCGGCACATTCACCAGTGCCGCGTGCGAGGCCCCGAACTCCGAGACCATCGCGTTGATCTCATCCGAATGTCGCTTGTAGAGCGCGTCCAGCTCATCTTGCGTAACGGGCTTGGGAGCGTCTTCCGACATGGTGCCTCACTGGTGAGCGCTGAGAGCGCGATTGGGCAAGCCGTTGTCCTGCACGAGAATCCCGTTGAAGGACTGGACGCTGAGAACAGGGTACGTGCGAATAATTTGCCGAGAGATGGTCATCTGGAGATCGACTCGATTCACCCATCGCTGCTTCAACAGTACCGGAACCGATAGCACATCTTCAACCGAAATCAGTCCCATATTGTTGAGGAAGAGCGTTTCCAGGTTTTGCGGGATCGCCAACCCATCCCGCAGCAGCTCCGCGAGCGCATACGCTTGGCCCGTGATGCCCAAGTCATAGAAGCTGCAAAGAATGCTCAGCAGCTCATGCCGCCACAAGACGTACTCGCTCGCCTGCGGATACCAAGCCACGAATGGAAACTTGTCCGCCTTCCGGTCCTTGATGAAAAACGCCATGAAGGCGGTGCCGGCATCAGGAAGATCAGGAGGCTCGCTCTGGTAGGCGGCTCGTACGTATAGCCCCTGCATTCCCGTGATCCCGACATAGAAATTGTTGAGAAACACAAGCAAGTCTTTTCCGTCCAGGGGAGCTGGAGTCTGGGCCGGGAGAAGAGCGCCGCCCGTGGACGAGTTCGGCATCAGTTAGGTGCCTTGCATGTGATGTGCGTCCAGGCTTGCGGCTGCTGTCCATCCGATGTCTGGACCTGACACAATAGCCGATAGACCGTGCCATCCACCATCTGCCCGACTTTTTGATAGACAGCTTGTGCCGGTGCATCGCTATATGGGGATTGTCCGATCGCAAAGGCACCGATAAGACGCGCGGCGGGTGTCGAATCCTGGTTGCCCTCCAGCACGGAGCACGTCATCTGAAGCACACTTGTGATCGACACGCCAGGATTAAGCACCGCGCCAAAATCGAATGCGGCGGTTTTAACTTCCGTGACCGCATCTATTGCCGGCGTGAGATCATTGGCCCTGGACACGGTGTCGCTCCTGATCAGCGCGATCATATTCTGCGGCGGCAGCAACGCAATCATATTATTCTGTAGCGATAGGAGCGCAATGTAGCCCTCTTGGACCGAGCCGATCGCCGTGGGCGGTGGGGGCGGCGGCGGTGGTGGTGGTGGGGTAAACGTGGCCTCGTATTCGCCGAGCGCGAACTCACCGAGGCAGCCGAAGCCGAGCATATTTCCATCATCCCAGCACCTTGGGCGTCATTTTCAGTTCGTGCTCTCTAGAACCCATCCGGCACTTGTCGCGTCGTAGCTGAAGGTCGCGAACGAGTTGCCGGCCCGCAGCACGACGTTCGCGCCGGTAAGCGTAAAGATCCGGTTCCCCGCCGTCGAGCTAGCATCGTCGTTCACGATCGTCATCTGCTGACCGCTGGCGTTATACACCTTCAGCTCCGTTCCGTCAGGCTCTGCGTCGGTCGGCACCGCGAACCCGCCAAGGCTGAATGCGCCGGTCGGCCCCGTAATCCGGCACCGCCCCGTGGCCGGCAGCGCGATGTTCGAGTTGAGCCCATTGGCCAGGACAATGGCGGTTGCCGGAACCTGCCGGAAGCTGTCCACCCCGTACTCCACGCCCGTGGAGAAGTTGAAGAACCGCCCGCCGGGCTGGACCGTTCCCGCTGAGCCAGGGAATCCTCCCGCCGTCAGAGAGCCGCCGGGCGCAACCGAGAATGCCGGCCCGTTGACCGTTCCGCTCACGCTGATGTTGTGGTTGCTTACCCCGCCGCCGCCGACCGTGAAGAATGATAAGATGGTCGGGTTGCCGTTGATCGTGTAGGCGGTCCCGAAGCCAGTGGTGACGTTCGCTCCGAAGTTGATCAGGAAATTCGAGAACGTCCCACTGATCTCTACGGTATTGGCAAAATCATTAAAGATGGCCCCCGCAGTTTCCATGTCAACGAGGATGTTGCCGGTGCCGATGTAGCCGATATCCCCGCCACCCGCCGGGTTGCCCGTGAAAAACTGGCACGGGGCCTGCAGCCCGATGGCGATAGACGACGCGGAGGTCATCGTCAGTTGATCGACGTAGATCGGCGACTGCAGCCCAACATGGCAACCGAAGGCTTCACCCTGGTTGAAGATGCCGTCGTTGGGGCCATCGGCGATCGTGGTCGCAGCCACGCCGGCACCGACCCAGTAGATGATCCCGCCGCCAACGGTGCTTTTGAGCCCGACGCCGGCGAACAGCCCCGGCCCTATGTCGACTTTGGTCAAGAACCCCGCCGTGTCCAGCATCGAGATGAGGTCCATCGCGTGCTGCAGCGTGGCCCAGGCCGTGCCGCTGGTGAGTCCGTCGTTGCTGTCGTTCCCGCCTGCCCGCACGAAGCGGGTCGCGGTGGAGGTCAGGATGGGGCGGAACGAGACCGGGAAGTCCTGCGCCAGTGCCATCAGCCGGACGGTCGGAGCAGCGGAGAAGTTGACCTTGGCACCGCCGTTCGACGATTGGTAGATGCCGGTGCGTGCGAGCGTCGTGCTCCCAGCGCTATAGGTGCCCACCCCGCTCTCGTGCTGGCTCTGATCGTCGCTCTCGGCGCGATAGTGATAAAGCCCGCCGTCCGTGATCGCGGGCGTCGTGAGTTGGGCGGGCATAAAGAAGCCGGTGCGCGCCGATGCCACAACAAAGTCGCCAAGTCCGCCCGAGACCGATCGAAAGGCGCACTCGTTGACCAACATCTGCATCAGAATGTCGTCAGATTGGCTGCGTTAGCCGAGAGCACGAACGCGCCGTCCTCCACGGACGACGGAACAGGTGAGTTCGAGTGGATGCTCCACGCAACCTGCCCTGGCGTGGCCCCCCGAGAATCCCACTGCGCTACCCAAATCGGAGATGGGCCGGGCGACATTGCAATCTCGATGGTGCCGTTTGGGTATGCAATCGAGAGCGTCGCGCCATTCGGCTGGACAATGTTGCCGTAGGCGTCATAGAAAATCGTCTGCCACTCGATTGTTGATCCGCGCTTAGGAGAACACGGCACCTTGGTCTTGGAGTAGAAAACATTGGAGACGGCCGCGACAGCCGTAGTCATCAGCCCGCCAAGAGCGTCCGACCCTATGCCATCGTGGCCGAGCAACATTTGTTTGATCCTATTTCTTGACGCGCACCGGGTCGAGGAGCTGCCACGCCTGCAGCGTCACCGACGCCGAATAGCCGACCCTTGGGACCAGCTTTGCGATCGAGGTGCAGAGCAAGTCGATGTCCTTGGTATCGAGAACAGCCTCGCCATTCTTGTAGATCGTTTGAGCCAGGAGCGCTCGCCTGACCTGATCCTCGCCTGACAATTGGGTCGGATCAGCGGGGTACTGCCGCGTCAGCGCGGCGACCGCCAATCGACCGAGCGTCAAGTCCTGCGTCTCTGCGCACTTGCTCGTATCCTCGGATAGCTTCACGCATTCCGTGATCGTCTTGCCGTCCTGATCTACGATGGCAGTGAGAAAATTGATCTTCCTCGGCTCGTCAGCCGACGCGGTGACCATTGTTGCAAAGAAAAGGATCGCTCCAAAACACCAACGCAACGTGTTCATGTCATCTCCTCTTTCATGGCGTGGCGCTCGTCACGCGCCAGGTGCCGTTGGTCGATACGTTGACGAAGCCGTAATAAACAGCATTGACGATGATTTGTCCATTGTCGGAAATAGTCTGAAATCCGTTCTGATGATTTGATGGTCCAGGCATGACCTGGTTTGTATATGCGCCACCCGCGTTGGCAGACAGGTAAACGTTCGTGAGAGTCGAAGCAACGACGCTCTGCCCGTTGGCGCTGGTGTCTATCCAGTACCAGCCGTGCACCCCAGCGGGAGTGGCAGATGCCCATGCCCCGCCGTCTGTTGCGGTCTTGTAAATGATCGAGGTCGAGCCGTTGGCGTTGAACGCCGCATAGAGCGTCGAACCATCGCGTGAGTATTTCAGTCCCTGCGCGAATGTCGAACCGTTTGCGGCGAAAAGATTGGCGGCCCAGGTCGGGCTTCCGCTCTGCCAGTTTGTTGAAACGTAAATGCCGCCGTCGCCGTTCGCTCCCTGCCCAAGCCAATTGGACGTGGCAATCTTCGTGCCGTCCCCAGAAATAGTGCAGTTGAGGTAGTTGCGCGTCAGAGCGCTCGTCTGATCAACTGCAGTTGCGCCTCCGTCCCTCGAAGTCCAGACGTCTCCGTTGCCTTGCGATCCTACGCACGCGACGATAGTCGAGCCATCGCTTGAGCATGAGACTTGCTGCCAATTTGCACTTCCAAAAGCGGACAACGCTGCTACGGTTGCACTGCCCGTGCTTGTAAGATTCGTTATCTTGTAGATGAATCCTGGCTGGTCGCCGATGTAAATGATCGACCCATCGGAGGAGTTGCATCCATATGTCCATTGACGCTTGCCTGCGGCCGTAATCTGCGCCCAGTGATTTATGTCGAATGAGACGTAGAGGTAGCCGTTGTTTCCCTGCGCACCCAACGGAAAGGGGCCGCCGCCGTAGGTCGGAACGATGATCTGATTGCCGCTTGCAGATATGATCGGCAATTGCCAGTTGGCCTGGAAAATGACATTAGCACCAGTGAAGCCAAACTGTTGAGACTTGCTCGGCGCGATCAAGGCCATGCCGATGGCCGTGAGGAAAGCGGCGAGGACCGCCACTATCCGGGTCATGCGTTCCCCGGCCATCTTGCCTAGCTCAGTTCGATTTACGCTTGAGATCGTCGATTTCGATCCGTTGCTGCTTGATCACTGCCACCATGTAGGCGGTAAAACAACGGTCGTCGTAATTCTTCAACTGCCCATCAGGGTCATAGACCGCGCAGCGATTATCCATTCTGACCACATCATCAGCAATGAGACCAACGCGCTCGCCAGCGCCAAACCGATTCTGATCTTTGTAGGTCCAAGCGGTCGGATCAGGCAACTCGATATTGCCCGCCATAATCGTGCCGATGATGTTCTTGAACCTTGCCGCAGAAACCGTGCAGCCGATCGTGCCGGATGCATTCGTCGTCAGCGCCGTGCAGCTTGCATAAGTCGTCGTGTAGCTCAACTGAACCGATCCGGTGTTTAGGATCGTAAGAGCTGGCGTCAGGCTGTTTTGTGACGTGCCTGTCGTTCCGGCGAGCGAAATCTGGAAGATGATGTTCCCGCCCGCCCCGGTCCCCGTTCCCCTGCTCCCGTTGTGCGTCCAGTTCACGCCGGCCGTGTTGCTCGTCCCGGCCACGACGGACTGAGCCTGGATAAACTGCGGTACGGGAGCCGCCGCATCCGGGCCTCCAGACTGCCATGTCGCCGCAGCACCACCCCGGCTCCACATTGTATCAGGCTGCACGACCGGGTTGGTCGAGGAGGCGAAGCCAAAGACGTATCCGTTGCTGAACGTCGCAGTGGAGTTACCCACGGTAGTCGAGCCGAAATAGTAATTGAACGGTGCGCCGTTAATGGCTCCGGTCGTGAGGATGCCGCCGAAGACGTCAATGGAGAACTTGCTCGTCGTGCCGCTCGCCCCACCGTACAGATTGAATAGCTTCATGCTGTTCGCGCTGGTCACCGTGATGTTCAAAGCGAACACATCACCTGCACCGGAGGTATTAAGCGTACCTGTCAGGCTCATCATGCCGACCGCGCTCGAACCAGTCAGCGAATAGCTTGTCACAGTTAGAGCCGAGGTGTTGACCGCTGGCGCGAGAGCGAGGTGACCCGTGCCGGCCCACGTGACGCCACCTGAAGCCTGGAGAAGCGTGCCGTCGCTGTAGAGCAATTGCCCGGCGGTGAAGCCTGACGTGGGGCTTGAGTTTGCCGTCAGCGTGCTCCCGCCGCCGCTGCCGCAGTCGCTCCCCGTTCCGCTCACGAGGCCCGTGGTGCTGACGTGCAGACATTGAGTCGAGCCGGTGATGCCGCCGATCAGCAGCGAGGTCGTGCTGATACTGTCCGCACCAAGAGCATAGGCGTTTGTGAACGTGACGTTCGTCCCGGCGACGGGAACTTTGTAATATGAGCCATAGGCATTCGTGTAGACCGTCGCGCTCGACGCCGCGTTCGTGTTGCCGCCCCAAACGTCGTTGTAGATCGCCGCTACGGTCCCGCTTGACGAGGTGTCCGTAAGCGTCGCGGCGATGTTCTTGTACCTGATGCCATTTGTGGTCCATGCCGCAGCGCTAATGTTCCCGGTGAGACCAAAGCTAGCGCTGGTCACCGTGACGTTCCCGGTGAGGTTCGTGAGTCCGGCGCAAAGCGTATTGCTGCCTATCGTGCAGCCGCCCAAAGCCAGCGAGGTGCCAGCCGCGACGCCAAGGACTGGAGTCACAAGCGTGGGTGACGTGGCGAGCACCATGCTCCCCGTGCCGGCGACCGAATTACTTAGCGTCACCCCGCCATAGGTCAGAGCTGCGCTTAACGTCAGGGCAGGCGTGATTGTCACTGCCCCGGTTGAGACGTTGCCAATCCCGATCGTGCCAGAGCCTTTGGCGTTGATCGTGAGGTTCGTGTTCGTCCCGCTGTCTATCAGCGAAAGCGCGACGGTCCCTCCTGACCCAGCGCCCTTGACGTTGAGGCCAGCCGTCATGCTCGCGGTCGAAGCATCGACGTTGAACGCCGGATTGGTCGCCCCGTTCAAGCCAACCGCAAAGGCTGTCGCGCTCGCGGAGGCGATCGATTGCGCCACAGTCCAACCATTGGTGTGGGCAAGATTAAGACTCGCGACGACAGAGCCAGTAGTCGGACTGATCGTCAGCGTGCCGTCGCTGTTCGTGACGCTGTTGACCGCTCCGCTCCCGCTCCCGCAAGCCGAGCCGGTTCCGCTCAACACGCCCGTGTTGCTCGCCTGGACGCACTGCGTTCCTCCACCCGTGAGATTCGTGGTCAGGCTTCCGGTCACAGTGAGGGTGGCGAATGTCTGAAGAACTGACCATGTGTTGGAATGAGCAAGATTGAGCGATGCTACAACGCTCCCTACGATCGGAGAGATCGTCAGGGTTCCGTCAGAGTTACTGACAGATGTGCTCCGCGTCGCGAGCTGATAATTGGTTCCGTCAGACACCACGCGGAAGCACTGCTTCTGAGCGATCGCGAGACTTGCCGCGCCATCAATCGTTGAGGTCGCTGGCGTGAGCGTCTGAGTCCCAGCCCCTATGTTGCAAACATCAGCAAACCATCCGGCAGGGAAATTCCCACCGGTGCCGGCCTGCGCGAGCGTTGGCGTCTGCGCGGATGCATTGCTGAGTTTTACAAGATTGCCGCAATCCGCATTAGGGATCGCATAGTTGCTGCCGGTGCCCGCCGCGTCCACCGGCTCACTTGCCGAGAGCGTGCCACTGGTCGTGATCGCCGAGCCGCCCGTGGTGGACCCGCACCCCGCCGAAATGCTCGTGACGGTGCCAGGCACGAAGTTGAGCATCGCTGACGTGATCGTGCTGTTCGGGATCTGACCGGCGGCGATCTGCCCGGAGAGCTGGCTGAAGCTGTAATCGTTGGCCTGCGCCGTCACCACGCCCGTGCGGCCGAACACCGAAGTGACGGCTCCGGCGGACATAGGAATGCCGCTGTCAACAATCTTTCCTGATGTGACACCGAGAAAGTTTCCGCTGACGACTCCCAAAATCGCAGTCGTTCCGCCTACGATCGGGGTTGGTTGCGCCTGCGCCGCAGTGCCGGTCGGATTGCCCCACAGATAGCCGGCCGGCAATTGCACGACCTGTGCTCGCGCGGGCATTGCAGCCGCCAAAGCAAGACCAAGGGCCAACCCGATAGCGCGGAAGTTCTTCATGGCGAGATGTACCAAGCTCCAGATGTCGCCCTCGGCTCGACGGGCTTAATTTTGATGCCGCCATAGTTTGAATTGATCTTCAGCAGCGGATTGCTCGAAGCCGTGTACCCGCTGACCGAATCCGTGCCGTTCGGCACCAAGCTCAAGGGATACGTGAAAGCGTTTCCGGCTATGTCCACCAAAATAAGTTCCGGTCCGAGAAAAGTGGAAACCGCCGGCAAATTGATATTGCCCGCCGCTGGTGATGCAGTTCGGTTGTACGTGACAATCTGATCAGATGCCAAAACGGTGTCAGTCGTGCTCACCGTGACTGCCCGCGTCCTGTTGGTAATGTCCTCCGCAAGCGCCGTGATGAACACCAGCGACGAGCTTGAAGCGTTTATCGCATTACCGCCGTTAGATGACGCCGTGATCGCTGCGCGGGTGAGCGTCGTTCCATTGTAGACGCCGCGTCCAGCTTCACATCCGCCATTGCCAGAATCGAGCAGAGAATAACTGACGGTTGCCCCGTTAGGTACACCGGCTTGGGCGAATGTAAGCCGACTGATCCCGCTTATGACCGCCGCCGCACCAAGCGTAATCGCGCCAGTTCCGGGTGCAGCAGCCACCGTCATTCCGGCGAGGTCGTATAGCATCTGCTTCCTTCACCTGTTCGGCCTTCCTTCTATAGCCGATTCGGTGAGCAATGGCGCAGATGTTCTCAGCGCCTGGTCGGATCGAGCCCAGGCATCGTCATGGCAACCCCCGGTCCATGCTGCCGTGGAAGGATGATGCCGGGACGCATCTGAGCTTCCATCATTTTCTGTCTCTGCTGACTCACGACGCCCTTCATTGTGAGAGACAGCATGTCCACCTCGAAAATCATGCCTGACATGTCCTGCGGATGCCTCACGTTGAAGCTCTGAACGTAGCATCCGTTGCCCATCCCGCAGAACACGCCGTCAAGAATCTGCCCCCGTTCCGCTTGCGCCAACGCAGTGCGCAGCGAATTTATTAGATCCTTGTTGACTTCGACTTCTTGAGGCTTCTCTGTTTCCATCTCACACCGCCACGGGCCGATTGACCGGATACTGGTCCACGAAATCGATCGTCGTGCACTCGGCGCTGACAAACCCCGCGCCGTAGTTCGTGAAAGCATTGATCGTCACGACGATGAAATGCAAGGCTTCCGATGCCCAAGGCGGTTGCCATTGGATGATGTCAGGTTGCCACTTGCGCCCGAACGCATCCTCGCTCGGACCACGCAACGCAAAGTTCGTGATGACCTGGATCGTCCTGGCCTTTTGCTGATAGGCGTCAAGACGGACAAGCGAGTTCTCCCCCGTTGGGCTCACATGCCCGAACGCCGGGATCTTCGTTATGGTCAGTTGCGAGAAGCCATTGTTGTCCACGACTTCCTGCCGGCGCACGACAATAAAGCTGTCGCCCGCAACGTCGGGGTCCAAAAGAACGTCCGTGACGTCTAGCTGCGCCATCAGCGTGCCTCGCGCCTCTTGCGCCGAATCACATAGGTTAGGGCTGCGATCAACGCGCCAGTGTCGATCAGCGGCACATCTCCGGTCCGCCCGCGCCGTCGCCGCGCCGCAAGCGTCGATTCCGCAAGCAGCGGCGGTATTCTGGCGCGGATCACCGCCTGGATGGATGACACGGCCGTGAGCCCAACCGCATGGAATGCCCGCTCAACAGCCTCAGCGCGCCCGTGGAGGGCCGCCTGCCCAGCCTGCTTCATGTGCGCCTTGATCTTCTCCGACGCATCCTTGATCCCAGGCTTCATGAACGGGCGCGGTGGGATGCCCGCTTCAGGCGCACCATTGTCGTGTATGTAGGCCAGCGCCGCGTTGCTGATCGCCCCCTGCCGCTGCGACCCCTCCCGTGGCACGCCCACAAGCACCTCGCTGTCCGCCAGCTCGCGGATCCGCTTGTCCAGCACCGATGCCATGCTCTTGGTCTTGGTGACCCCGGTCTTCATCGCGCACCGAACCGCATCCCCGCCGGCAACTGTAGCGCCGCATTGAGCACCTGATCCCGCTTGATCGCGCTCGCCACCGCCCCCTCAAGCTGTAGCACGTTCTTGCGCACCCGCTCGCGGCACTCTTCTGGCACCTGGCACTCGATGTACTCCAGGCACTCGATCAGCTCTTCGACCTGATTGCCGAGCAGGCGGACATCAAGCGCTCGATCGATGGCCATCAGTCCACCGGCAAGACGAGGTGGCGTTCCATGTGCCCGATGTGACGCCACGCCGCCCAGCCCGAGAGCAGGTTAGCAAACAAAGCCGCCGCGAGCACCAGAGTCACCGCCGCGAGCATCATGAAGTCGCGCTGACGGGCCTGCTTGTATCGGAACCATGCTTTGCGCGGAGTCATTTGACAATCGGCACAATGCCGCGCGAAATAACGCGCTCTATCCAGCTACGAGATGGACAAATGCCTAACAAAAGAATGGCTCTACAGAGCCAAATAAACGGATGAATCCACCATCTGACCTTTAGTACGATTGACACTTCGGTGGCCATCGCCACGCCTCCTAACTCGTGAAACCGAACCCACCCGGTATAGGCCACGGCCACGGCCCCGCAAAGGCCCCAAGCGCGGCGATGGAGAATGGCGTCGGGCTCGCCCCGATATTCGCCTGAAATGGTCCCGCTCCGTAGTAGCTGATCAGCCGCTTCAGCCGGATGCCGAACGTGGTGTAGTTCCAATGGCCAGCGTTGGGCTCAACCACCTCACTCACCGCGTAGCTCTGATTGATTGGGCCAGCACCGCTGGAGCTTATCGGTCCCTTCTGAATCCCGACCGGACCGCCGCGGAGCGCTTGGTCCATCGCCATCTTTTCAAGCGTCAGGAAGTGTCCGATGAACAGCTCTACCGCCGAGTCCTGCACTGACAGTCCACCAGCCCCAACCGTCTGATCCCACACGGACGTGAACGTGAGGCTGGCGAGGTTCAGATGCCAGTTGATCGTAGTCGGCGGATAGGTGACAGGGTTAGCGAACTCGGGGAAGTCAGCCCGAAACTGCGCCTCGTTCACATTCCCGAACGTCACCGCATTCTGGACGACGGCCATCGCTCATCACTTCTGCCCGGTGACGAACGCAGGGTCCGTGTTCTCCCAGAGCTTGCGGTTTTGGGCCTGTGTCTCGGCCACCGACTGGGCCGTAGAGTTTCCCGGCCCGCGCTCGGGCGCAGAGGCATCGCGCGCCATGTCACGTGAAGGAGGGCCGCAATCAGCTCCCAGCGGCGCATTCGCACCTGATGGAGCTGCGCCCGCATTGGGCATGTTGTCTGGAACCTTGTGCACGTGAGACTCCGATGGTCCGAAGGGTGGCGACGTCACGCCATCACAATATGCCGACCCTGGAATGTTGTCACGGTTGCTCTTGCCCGCTTGGTTCATGGCGATCGCCACGGCTTGCTTCTGAGGCTTGCCGTGCTCCATCTCGGCTTTGACGTTCTCGCTGATCGTCTCGGATGACGAGCCTTCCTTGAGCGGCATCAGCCTGCCTTGGCCGTCTCAAGCGGCTTGACGCCGTGGTTCTTCATATAGCTGTGCTCCACCAGCGCCTTCGGGATCGGGCAGATACCCGCCGGCACGATCACGCGCCGATGATCGTTCATGGTGAAATTGAACGTCTTCGGCACCGAGCACAGCACCTTGTCGTCCCCTGGCTCGTGCGCGATCGAGCCCGCATCGAGCATCGAGTTGGCGATCTTCTGTTGCAGGATCGCCTTTTGCTTGTCGCTTTGCAGTTCCTCCAGCGCCTTCTTGTCGGCGTGCTCCCGCGCCTCTTCGAGTTCTGCTTGAGTTGCTTTGTGGGGCTCTTTCGCCATTGATCGCTCCTAACATGAGGGGGGCCGCAGTAAACTTATTCTGCCCCCCTGACTAGCACATCAGGATTCGAGTGTCCCCGAAAACTTCTTGTCGGCCTTGCCCGCTTTGCCCTCAACCTTGTCGCCGTTAGCCTTCGCTGCCGAAGCCCTAGCGGCATCCGCCGCCGCCGTTTTGTCCGCTGCCGCTTTATCGCGTTGACGCCTGGCATCGAGCCTTTTTACCACCTCGTCTTCGCTCTTGCGGCGCTCAGCCGTAGCGGCATCTTCAGCCTTGCGCCTCTCTGTAACCCCAGCGTCCGCCTTGACCTTGGCGTCCAGCTTGGCGCGAGCCTCGGTCGCACGCTTGTCCTCATCAGCACGCCGCGCGGTTAGCCATTCCGTCGTCGGCTCGCGGCCATCAGCAAGCGCCTCCGACTTCAAGCGCTGCTCGTCCTCCAACTGCCGCGCCAACTCCGTGTCCTCCAAGGAACGTCGGTTGGCGATCTCGGCATCCACCGCCGCTCGGTCGGACGCCAACGCAGCATCCTCTTCAGCGCGCACAAACTTGATCCTCTGCGCGTCCGTCATGTCCTCTTCGCGCACCGCGCCGTGCGCCTTGAGATACGAGTGATCCGCGTACTCGGCCGGAACCAGATTCCAGCCGACGCGGATGGGGATCAGAATGCCGTCGTCGCGCGTTAGGTTGAACGCGCTCGGTGACCAGATGCGAACGGTGTCTGCGGTCTCAACCACGGTAACCTCCTATAAGCTGATTTCAAGATCAGCCGATCTGGTCCAGATACCCCGCCGTCTCCGGGTACACGATTTCCACGACGCCAAGCCGACACCAGTAGGTGGTCTTCTGCCAGATGCCATCGTACTGGAGCGGCGTCTTCTGGAGCGGCGTCATCGGGAACCGGATGTACTTCATGTCCCGCGTGTACGCCATCATCCGGTTGTTGCCGTTCTCCGTGGTGACCGTTCCGCCGTGACCTGTTCCGATGCACCACTTGCAGGGGAAGATGTCGATCTGCCCACGCCCGCTGGACGAGAAGATGTTGTTGTTGCGGACGTAGGTCAGGATCGACTGCGAGCCGGCGATCGAGATGAGCTGCGTCGAGATGTAAGAGAACTGCGTCGGCGGCAGCAGCAGCCGATTCGGAATGACCGCCCAGGCTGCGCCCTTCCAGGTCGAATTGAGGATGGTGTTGACGTCAGCCAGGATCTCGTTGGGCGTCTTCTGTGCCCACAATGGCGAACCGGCGGCACCGTTCGGAGCGTTCGCGTAGTTGGTGACCTGATCCGCGCCGCTGCGGTACTCCGAATTGATCATGCCGTATTCGGTGAACCCGGTGTCCCCGTAGTACACCATTTCGTCGATGTCCATCTGATGCTTGAGCAGAAGGCCATCGTACTTCTGTGCATCGATCGGACGACCGAGCTTCACCGCGCTTTCCAGTTCTGGGATCGTGTACTTGATCTCCAGATCCCAGATGCGCAGCACGTGGGCGATCTTGCCAATGTCCAGCGAGATGCCCTGGATCTGCGTCACGTCCTTGCCGGACCATGACTTGGAGTTGCCAACCGACTGGCTGACGCCAAGGCCGCCCGGCGAGCCGTAGGTCTGCACCGTATAGGACGTGATCTCGTCCGCGCTTGAGACGTCCTCTCGGAGCTGAATGTCACGCGACCAGAACACGGCCGCCAGGGGCAAATGCGCCGTCTGATCGAGCCGTTCCAGCTCACCCAGCATGAACGCGCCCGTCGAGTCATAGACCCGCTGCGACACCCATTCGCCATCCCGAACACCCCAGCGCGGTTGCCAGTTGCTTTTCGGATTGGCGACCCGGTAGGGCGCTGCCTCGAACCGATGACCAAGCGCCTCGCCCAGATTGTCCCGCGTGCGTCCTGCCTGGACGATCTGGTCGAACGTCATGTGATCGCGGGTCGACATGCGGCCCACGAACCGCTCTTTCAGGCGCGGAGGAGCCAGGCCGGGACCGAGATCGTCTGTCATTAGTCGCATCATTCTTCTCCTGAAAGGTCCGGTCCCGATTACACGTTGAACCCGAGTTCCGCGATCCCGTCCGGTCCTGCCGGCGAGTTCCAGAACGTCTTGTCCCAATTGAGCGTCGCGGTGTTGCCGCCGGATGAGGCCGCCTCGAAGCCGCCCGCAATGTGCGCGCCAGTTGAAGCAGCGCACCACACGAACACGCTTGTCGGTGCACCGATATTGGTAATCGTGCCATTGACCGCCACGGTCACGAAGCCGGACACGAGGATGTCGACCGGGAAGTTGGTCGGTGGCGTGGTGGCACCGATGCCCGCTGCGCCATAGCCGGTCGCGGTCTGCGGGCTCATCGGATAGGGCCGCACGATGATCCCGAAGGGGTCCGTGACACCCGTGTCAGACGAGATGAACTGCCGCACCGCGCCGCTGGTCATCAGGATGACCGGAACGCCGTAGTTGAGCGGCGGGTTGGTCGGGTCAGCCATGCGCGAGACGACGCTGAAGGGGCCGTGCCGAGCGATTTCACCCGCGAACCCTGTCGCCATGCGGAACTGGAACGCCACATCCCGCGTGCGCTGCCGGCCCACGAACCGCTCGCGAGGCCGAAGAATCGACGGCATCGCAAGAGCGCCGATAACCCGATGGAAGTTCATATTGACCGCTCCGCTCTTCTAGGTTTGCCGTTGCGCTTAGCTGCCAACCCGTGGCTGCTTGCTCCAATACTCGTCCGCCGCGCGGTTCATGTCCGAGATCGTATGCGGCAACGAGGGCTGGCCGTGCTTGGTGTGCCCGGTCATGTCCGTCGACTTCGCGCTGTTGAGAGCGCGCTTGACGTTGGCCGCAGCCAGGAAGATCGGCTTCACCGCGTCGCACGTCATGCTCTTGAGATCGAGCGCCTTGCCGCCGATGACCTGATCAATCACCGGACGCGTGTCTTTGTCCGCGTAACCGAGTTCCAGCGCATCGCGCCGTAGTTTGCACATGGCGTCCAGCGTCTTCTTGGGATCGCTCGCCCGGTCAAACGTCGGCACGCGGATTCCTGGGACAAGGATCTCGGCGAGTGAGATCGTCTCGCCAAACGGCTCCTCGAACGCGGCAGAGTCCTTCGCGCCCCGGCGATCCGTTCCAGCGCCATGCTCGGCTCCCTCGGGGATCGTGATCTCAAGCGACCCTTCCCCGTCCTTGCCCTTGATCTTGTCTTCGACCTTTTCAAGACGGTCGGCGATCTTCTTCACGTCGGTCGCGAGCGAGTCCATCGTGGACTTGATCTCCTCCATCGGGTCAGCATCCTTGGCCTCGCCGGTGTGGATGTGGATGTGCTGGTGCTCGCCCTCACCCTCTTCCTCGTGCTCGTCCTTGACGAGTTTCTTGGCGTCCTTCAGCGCGGCGTCCAGCGCGGTTTTGTCCTTGCCGTCCCAAGCACCCAGAATACGGTCCCGAACGGCTTTCCATCCGGTTGCCTTGTCAGTCGTCCGCACCATTGGTGTCTCCGTCTTCCTGTCGGCTATGGTTTCGATCCGCGACCCGCGAGGGCCGACCTTATCAGCAATGGAGCAGCGAGTGCCGCATCGGCCGCGATCAACAAGAGCGACATGGTTTGCTCTGATCCTTCGCTGCCGTCCGTGACCCGGTGAAATTTCTTTGTAGTCCGCATCGTAGCCCGGTGAGACTTCGCGCTTTTCCTTGTCACGAATCACCCGGATCGTAGCACGATCCGTTATGAGCAGATCAGCTAATAGGAGGTCTGCCTGAGACCCCGTGCCACGGCGCGGATTGAGCGTGACTCCGCGTGAGAGAAGACGCCAGTTGTCCGGCGTCACGTCCTCTGTCGGGTGATCATCGCAGACCGGCTTGCCCCAATAGCTGGCGATCGTCTCTTCATCGAACAGGTCTTCAGCGTCCCGATCGATGACCACGTAGCCGGCGTCGCCCGTGCTCACTGGCGTCTCGCCAGGCCCATAGATCATCTTTCCCGTGCGCGCGATGGGCACGTTCTTGCAAAGCAGAAATCCTTCCGGCGTCTCGGCCATGTTGTCGCCGATCTCGAACGCCGTGTAGACCCCTGTCGAATCCCGATCCTGAATAGCGCCTCTCACAGCAGCACCGAGCACCCAGCGGTTCCCGTCACCGTTCCTGCACCTACGACTAACTGCACGCGCCACACGCGCGGGAGCGGGAAGCTCTCGCGCGCCAGATTGGCCGCGATGCTGATCGGCTGACCGGGAAAGGTTGTCGTGGTGATGTTGCCGGACGTGGCATTCGCGCTGGACCGAACCACGTCGTAGTAAACGCCGGACGTTGTATCCTTTCCTTGGATCGCAAAATTGTAGGAAGGAGACCCGCTTGTCGCTGTGACGTTCAGAAAACAGTTAACCCCCGCAGAAGTGAAGTTGACCTGATCTTGGCTATTGACCGTACCTGTGGCCTGCGCAGCAGCGGTGATCAGCGGGCCAACGTCATAGTTGCCAAGCTGCGGCTGCGTGACCAGTCCAACAATGATGACCAGATTGGCCGTGCCTGCGGCCGTGATCGCCGCGACAAAAGCCGGGAATGGAAAGCCCTGCGGATAGTTGCACTGATTTGGCGCAACAGCCTGGCCCGAATTGGCGACTGCCGTCACAGCACTCGTCGCGCCATAGTTCACCCAGGCTGTCGCTGTGCCCGTGTTGCAGATGTAGGCGTAATTGCTGTTGATCCCGGCACTCGACGGAAACGCCACATTGCCCGTGGTCGTGGTGACCGCGAGCTGAGTCTGCGCTACCTGTGTGAATGACAGACTGAGCTGAGGCTGCGATGGAAAGTTCTGCGGCCATGCCTGCGCCCATGCCGCTGCGGGCGTGAGCATCAGATACAGCGCCAAGACTGTTTGGAGTGAGCACAGCCGATTAAAAAATGACCGCATCCGCATCCTCAAACGAATCGGAGCGACGAGGATACCAGATCGCATCAGCCGTCAATGAATTATTGGGTCGCCTTGTAGCGCTCGCGCTCATAGGCAAAGGCGAATGAAAAAGCTGACCACCTGATGTTCCTATCAAACGGATATATTTTTGCTGCAAACATCAGTCCGTTAAAGCGCTGTTGGAACGACAGGCCATCCGTATGTAGCGTCGTGTAGACGACCCGCTCCGCGACCAGATTCGAGCCGACGATTCCGATTGTGAACGCCAACAAGAAAACCCGCCAATACCGCAAATAGAAATGCCGTAGTCGGGACGTGAAGCGGATACCAAACGAGTCCTTGAGCAATGATGGCGACGAGTAGCAGCCTCTCAACGCCGGCACGCGCCCATAATGCATAGACCACGAGAGGGGCCAAGAGAACTGCCCCCACTCCCAACTCAAAGACGAACTGCAACGGCTCATTGTGAACAGACTCCAATTCGGGGATCAGCGCAGCGAACGTCCCAAATCCATAACCGAACCACGTCAAATGTGAGGCTGTGATCCGCCAGTATTCAAAGCGATCAAAGACGGTTCCTGTCCCGCCTGGCTGCATGAACGCAACGCAAAGGATCGCCGCCGTTGCCACCGCGCATCCGGGCACCCACAATACGCGCGCTCGCGGCGCGATGTGCCAAGCCCATGCCGCCGCGACAATACCGAGCACCAGGATCGTCTCGCGGCTCTCGGGCAGGATCGTGGCGAGCAGCGGCCCCGGAATGAGTGCCCACCACCACGCGCGCCGTGCCACAATAGTGCCAAGCACCCCGATCAGTGCCAGCACACCCACCTCGGCAAGATGCGCCTTGTTGACGAATAGCCCCACCGCAAGAGGCAAAGTGGGCATCGCCACGTACACGGGCGAATAGCCGAGCATCTGCGCAATCGAGAAGGGCACAG